CTGATAGCCGTTTTTCACCCAGCTTTTACGCCGTTTCGCGACCACTCGCGGCAGGGCGTGAATGCTGGGAGCATTTCAAAAGCGTACCATCTAGCCCCGGGCACCCGCTCGGGGCTTTTGTCGTTTCGGCCCGGGGCCACCTACCCCGGCAGCGCGATCGTGACGTCGATGGTCGCGACCTCCTCGGCCGTCGTGGCCGCCTGCACCCGGTCATAAATCGCCTGCCGCTGCCCGATGACCGCCCCGGAGATTTGTAACCATGCCTCCCGGTTGGCCAGGATGCGTTGCGCCAGTTCCGCGACCGGCATGCCCCTGGCGGCGGCCATGGACCGGATGCACGGGATCTTGTCGCCGGCCGACGTGTTGGTTTCAAGCGTCGGGTCAGCCATGAGGGCGGCGGCCTCGGTGGCCTGCTGGTCCCACGTCTGCTTTTCCCAGGCCCCATACTCGGTGCCGAGGGGGTCCAGGACGGCGTCACAGGCGGCGCGGGCTTCGGCGATTTTGGCCCCCTTCGCCCGCGCCAGCGCCTCGGCCACCTCCTCGGGTGTAAAATCCTGCACGGTCCACGTCTGATACCAAGCGCCGTCCTCCCGCTGCTCGGGCTCCCCCTCCACAAGCCGCTGCGTGGCCGTGATCTCGGGCCAGGCGACAGGCTTGACGTAACCCACGCCGAGCAGGTCCAGCACGGAATCGTCCCAGGCGGCGGGCAGGGAGATGTTGGGGTTGCGGGCGACGAGTTCTTGCTTGCTAAGCGGGTATTGGCCGGTGAGTTTATCGCGGTACATAGTATCTCCCTAGGCGCAGGCCCAACCAATCATCTGCGCGCCGTTGATGTTGATGAGTGACCCGCTCGCATTGATGCCGTTGGCAATAGGGTCAATAAAGTCGGTGGTTGTGACTTCGGCAGCGGTGGAGTTGAGGAGCAGGTACGGATCGTTGCCTGAGACGATGCCGCGCACGGTGTCGAAAACGTACCAGTCGCCCGATGCGTCGGTGCGTTTAAGGATTATGAACCGGGGGATAAAGCCGAGGGGGATATCCTGGTTGGTGCCGTTGCCCGTGTAGGAAAAGGCTTTGCAGAGGCCTGGGGTGTCACCGAAGAGGTATGCGACGTATGTAGTGCCAGCATCATTAGGGCCACTAGCCCCCACCGTTGCCACAGTATCTGTAGGTTCTGTATTATTGAACCACGCAGAATTGGTACTAGCAGCATCAGTTTTTTCGAGACGACCCGCTAGTCTAGTAGCACCAAGACTTTTATGATATACCACCCAACTATAAGCAGCACTACGCCCCTTAAACCATATCATCCCTGGTATAGATTTGAGATTGTGGGGGATTGTACGGGCTACTCCGGTGCCCGTGTAGCAGACTTGGTCGAAGAAGCCTGGGGCGCGGCGGAAGCAGTAGTTAACGAATTGTACAGATGATTGGTTCACGCGACCATAGTCAAGGTCACTCCCAAGACGTGCACCGTCTTGAGTATCAAAACCAGTAACCCCGCCCCAAGACGAATTATCGGCGTACTCCGCCATCGTGCTTGATGTTTCTAATTCTTTGTATGCTCCACGCAGCCTATCCCCAACGAACCAACCACGAATATCTTTCCCCTTCGCAATCACAATATCCGGCGCAAACCCCACTCCCGTCACCGTAGCCGCTGCGCCCGTTCCCGTCCTGGCGATGGCGTTGTAAACTTTGGTCCCGTCCGTGGGGACTCTCATGGGGCCACGGCGGATGGCGAGACCAACATACGTGGTTGACGCAGACAGAGATGTTGCGTTGAGGCCATTTGAGGTCAAGTCAATGGTTGTTCCGGCCGTCTCTGCGGTGCTGGCATTAGGGTATAACTGCTGATCGACTGATCCGGTTAGAATGCCGCGCATAGTGTCAACGACCAGCCAATTGCCCGTGGCGGTAGACGCTTTCAGTATGTCGAGTTGAGACTCAAAACCAAACGGGACAGCAGCATTGCCGCTAGAGTCGGTCGTGAAAGTAATGGCTTGTACCAACCCGTCCGGGCTCTCATCATGCGCCCAAGCATGGATGATATACGTGCCGTCCGCGATAACCCCGTTGACCAGCGTCAGCGTCGTACCCGAGACGGTGATATGCCCAAGCGTAGCCGCTGCGGCCGTCGTCTCACCGATGAGCAGTTGCCCGGCCGGGAGGGAGCGGTGCCAAACATACCAGGAGCCGGCGGCGTCGATCCGCTTGACGCGGACCATGCCGACTGTGCCAAGGGAGGAGAGGTCTACGGTGGCGTTGGAGCCGGCCGACTTGGTGATGAGGGCCATCTTGAAGAACTTGGGGGCCTCGCGAAAGGTCCAGGCGACCACTTTAACACCACTCCAGTACGTTCCTGTTTTAAATCCATTAGCTAGCGCCCCGCCAAAAAATAAGCTAGTGTCGAATGCTTGAGCGTCAACAAGACTAGTTCTCAAATAATTATTCCATGATCTTGCAGAATCGTACAGGAAATGGTGCCCTATGTCGGAACGAGGTTTTATCCATACCAGTCCCCCGTATGTAACCAGATCAATACCGTTTGTTATTGTCTGTGCTGCGCCGTTCCCAGTGTACAAATCGACGGAAAACACGTCTTCGATGTATGTTTTGTCCGCCTGTGAACCTGCAACTGCTGCAAGAAGATTTGTAGCAAGCATTACTTCAAGTCCTTCCCGCTAACGAACGCCTTCCAGGTCGTCCCGCCATCCGTCGTCACGAACACCAGCGCGTCCGTGCCGCTGGTCGTTAGCGTCGGAGCCGTGCCGCCTGCCCACTTGGTGCCGGTCGGCCATGTTATCGTGTAGGCCCCACCGTTGGTCAGGAGGAGCACGAAGCCGGCCAAGACACCGGACGCCGGCACGTTGCTCGGGGCAAAGGTTGTCGCTGCGGTGACCGTCGCGGTGAAGCAGTTGCCGAGCGCCATGTCCAGCGTCTGCGCCCCGGAAATGGAGCCCCGGGCGGACATGCCCTCGGAGGTGGACAGAAGGTCCAGGCGTCCCGTCATCGCGCCGCCAGCCGTGGCGAGGGCACCGACCTGGGCGGCGGTAGGCATCGCGTGGACGTGGTCCTCGTGGGACAGCCCCGAAGCAGTCCCGGCCGCAGCCGTGCCCAGGGCTTCGGGGGTAGCCGATCCAGCGGCCGGGATCGTCGGCAGGTCGGCCAGGGCGGCATACGAAATCTGCGCCCCATCCCCGCCGCTGTGGTCGTGGCCGTCCCCGTTGGTGACGCCCTTGGCGGCCGGGGCGGCGCCAACCTGAGCGGCGGTCACGGCATGTGGGTTGTCCGTCCGGGAGATGTGCGTCTGAATGTTGGTATTGGCCGGTTCATAAACGCCAGTATGGACGTGACCCAGGATCGAAAACGTGGCGGCTGCCCCGGCCGGAGTCACCGCCCGAGTCGCGTCCGTGCCGGTCTGCGTCTCAGCCGTGGTCGCCAGTTCCACTTTGCCGGCGGCCTCGGTAGTGGCGTTAGGGATATTGCCCGCCGCGATCTCAGCCGCAGCCGCCGCGCTGGCCGCCGCCGCCGTAGCCGAATCGGCCGCTTCGCCGGCCTTGGTGGTGGCCGTTGTTGCCGCTGCGACCGCCGTGTCTTTCGAGGAGACAGCGAGGTCTTTCGCGGCTACCGCCGTGTCTCGGGCGGACTCGGCCGCCGTCTTCGCGGAAGCCGCAGAGGTGGCACTAGATGAGGCTTCTCCGGCCTTGGTGGTGGCGGTCGTGGCCGATCCGGCCGCAGCCGTGGCCGAGGTGGATGCCTCGCCCGCTTTGGTGGTAGCCGTGCTGGCGGCTCCAGACGCCGTGGTTGCGCTGTCTGCCGCTTCGCCGGCTTTGGTGGTGGCCGTCGTCGCTGCCCCGCTGGCGACGGTGGCAGAGGTGGCGGCCTCGCCGGCTTTCGTGGTCGCGGTGGCGGCGGCCCCGGAGGCCGTGGTAGCAGAGGCCGATGCTTCGCTGGCTTTGGTTGCCGCCGTGGAGGCGGCTCCAGAGGCCGTGGAGGCAGAGGACGCCGCTTCACTCGCCTTGGTTGTGGCTGTCCCGGCAGCGGTGTCCACCGCGTCGGCCGTGCTATTCGCCTGCGTTCCAAAAGCGTTAAGCTCGGTTGCAAGCTCCGGCAGCGCGTTAAGAAAAACCTCGGCGCGCTCGTCGAACGACGCGGAGTCCGCAATCGAAGGCGGATCAGGAATAGGCGAAATAGTCTGTGTGATGCTCATAGCTGTCTCCTAAGCAAGTCCTTCGATTTCCAGCGAACAGTCGCTCATGCTCGGCCCAGGTACGACGATTGAAAAGTCTGTGTAGAACCCTTTGACAAGCATGGACTCATACATTTCTGTGGCAGTTGTGGAGTTGTCACAAATAAACACGGCTGGAGTTGCCCGCAAATCAGCAAGAGTTCGATAAACCGTGTCTATTTCTTTGTTACGCACATACATGTCAATGGACGTTTTCTTTTTATATTTGCCAACTGACAGGTATGTCACGCCGAAGCTGTTAGTTTCTTTCTTTGAATAGTCAATTATGGAGAGTGTCGGATTAAATTTTGTGCTTCCAATGTTTTTTGTTGCGCCGATAACAACGTCCCCGCATTTTGCCGTTTCCGGCGAGAATATGGTTAGGCGAAGCCGCGTGTTATAAAACATCGGGAATTGCTGATACGTATCTTTTCTTGTCTTGGACTGCGTACTGAAAAAAAAGTCGCTCCATGATTTGGAATCACGCAAGATAAGCCAAACCCGAGAAGACCAAACAACAGTATCGTCCGCTGACAGGCATTCCATGTCGATGTAGCTGCCAACGCAGTTAAACAGCGCGACAGCATTGCACTTGGACGAGTCCAGTTCGATTATTATGGCATTGCCACCAGTGACAGCCACGCCTGTTGTCTGCGTGTCCGTATAATTGTCGAGCATCGCGTAGTAATTGGTCGGGCCAAGCTCAATCCAGAAATTGGTGTCCGTGAGCACGACGCCTTGGTTGACGCTGCCAACCTCTGTCCAAACCGGCGATTCTCCGGTCAGATAGTTGTCCGGCTGTTGCCCGGTTGTGTCCTTGTTGGCCTGATAGATTTTGTGCGTTGAAACGAGGTAGCACAGATTGCTGGCGGCATAAGCAGTGCCGCTTGCCCATGCTGATATGCCCGTGATCGAATCCCCGACCAACGCTTGATAGATTTTATGGTTGTCAATGACACGCTGGCCGACAAGATACAGTGTCGCGGAGTTGTACGGGTCATAGTCGTTTTCGACCACGTTGTACGAGACAATTGTATCGGCCGTGATCTGTTTCGGGACGATGAGTTTCATGTTACTGCGCCGCCTTGGTGGTCAATCCGTTTGCATCCCAATCGTCCGCAAGCCGCGCCAGTTTCTGCGTATTCTTGGCCGTCTCCCGTGCAGCGGCGTAAAGCTGCTGCTTCATGGATTTTATTTCGGCCACGAGGTCCGCGAATGCGTCACCCATGATGTTCTTGGTCTGTGAGTGTGGTGTAATAGCCGTGGTCGCGCCAAAGCGGACGATCTCAGGCCCCTGCTCACCAACGAGACCCCACGATCCGCCGGGGGCGATGCCACCCAGGGCGTATGGCTGGATCATCCCCTCGGCGCGGCCGTAGGCGGCGTAGTGGGCCTTGGCGATAGCTTCCAGCGTCGAAGTAGACGGGCTGAAAGACATGCCGAGGGTGCTTGCCATGGACTTGGCTGCGGCATACGGATTTATGCCAAGAGACGTGGCTTTGTTCTTGTAGTATTGCGCCGTCTTGTACATGACATTATCGACGTTCGGGAAAGGAACACCCTCGTTATATCCAAACTCAAGCCAGTGGGCTAAGACGTTGGCCGCACTGCCATAAAGTCCGGCTATGGAATTTTGGACTTCAAGGTACGTGTGCGTCCCGCCTGTGTCTTTGTTCCAATCCGCCATTTTGGCGTAGAGGTATGCGCCTACTGCATCCGAGGGGACGCTAAACCCGTTGGAGGCTGTCACGCCAAATTGGGAGCCCCACGCTGCGTAGGTGGACAGGGCCGGAAGAATCTGGTCGGCCGTCCACGAAGAAGAACCGCCATAATTGGCATAGCTCATCAGGGCGCGGAGATTGGTCGCCAGTGCGGTTTGCTCGGCGGTGTAGGTGGTGCCACCGGTCGTTACGTCGGGAGTGCCTGGGACTGGAACAGTCGGGGGCGTGACCGTGATGTTTCCAGCCACCGAAGCAATCTGCGCCAGAAGCGTGGTGATCTGGCCGATGTAGGTCGGCATGGAGGTCGTGTTAAACGTGGTCATCGCGGAAAGGAACGTGCCGACCGACCCGCCAGTACCAAGCAGCTTGGCGATATTGTCCTGCGTCTGCCCGGATTGCGCCAGCGTGATTTCGACCGCTTTGCGCCAGGAAGATTCGTTGTCCGTCACGTCGCCGTACAGGTCTTGGATGCCGGATTGCGTGGCCTCGGAGGCGTCCTTCAAACCCTGAAGCTTCTGGATATCGGGCGTTTGCTTAGAAAGCTCGGCCAGGATTTCGGCCATGATATTTTTTTCGGCGTCCAGCAGGTCGGTCATGCGGGCGTAGTAATTGACATCGCTGCCCGTAATGGCCTTGGCCTGATTGAGCTTGGTCACGGTGTCGATGTAGCCAGCGAGGTAGGTCTCGCTGTCACCGGAGGCCCGAAGTGCGTCCAGGTAGTCGGTAGCGAGGCTCTCCAACGTCGCGGCGGCCGAAATCTGTCCGGCCCCGCGCCCGGCCGTGGTCATCTGCTGGTAGGCCGTGGCGATCTGCCCGGCCAGGGAGGACGTTTTATCAGCGCCTGAAAGCGGCGAAAGGTCACCGGTCGTCAGGTCTTTGATGGTCGAAGTGATAGCGGATTGGGCGCTTTTGGCGCTGTCGAATAGGTCGCCAACCAGCGTGATTTGCTCGTCCAGGATCGAGCCAAAACTGTTGGCCGCCTCGGTCAGGTCGTCCACAAGGTCGGAAAAGCTGTCCTTAAGCTTGCTGATCTGATCGTTAAGATCGGACATGCGCTTGGACCACGCCGCTTCCTGTGCGTCGTCCCATGCGGTCTGGCGCTCCCCAGCCATGACCTGGACGAGTTGCGCCAGGTATTCGGCGGACATGCCGTCCTTCTGCGCCTGCGCGTACTCCTCGCGCTGGCTCTGCACCAAAGAGGTCCAGGTGGACATGGGGTCATCGCCCGCGACAGTGTACTGGCGGGCGGTCAGCTTGGCCCAATTCGACTGCCACGTCTCAAACTGCGTCGTCAGCGCATCCTCTTGCGCCTTGACCAGGGCAGCAACCTCGGCCGTCTGTGCAGCCACAAGGGTGGCGTAGCTCTCGGCGGTGTAGAGGTTGCTTGCCATGGCCTCCTTGAGTTCCTTGGCGTTGTTCTCCAGCTTTTCGTAAATAGAGGCAGCGTAGTCGTTGTCCTGCGCTTTCAAGAGCCGGATTTCCGCGTCAGACGCCTTTTCGGCCATCACTTCGGCCAGGGCGTCATAGGTGGCCTGGACGGTTGCGGTTTCCTGCTGGCGCAGGGTGGCAAGCTGCGATTCGGACGCGCCGAGGATGCGGGCCGCCTCGATCCAGTCGCCAAATTCCGACGTGATCTTGGCGACCTCGGAGGCCGTTTTGTCCGCGCCGGTCGCATCGTCCACGGCGGACTGCGCGTTGGCCATCGCGTCCTGGATCGAGGCTTGGCGCTCAAGTTCTTGGGTGTAGGCGATGGCGGATATGGTGGCATCGTCGTACCCGGCCTTGTCCGCGTCGTAGAGCTCCCACCGGTTCGAGGCGATCTGCGCGGAGGCGGACGACGCCGTGTCCATGCCCAGGGCCTTGTAGGTCCGGGCTTGGAGGCTCTGCCCAAGCTTCTCAATGGTGTTGTAAAAATCCGTGATGGCGTCGGAAATGGTGTCGAAATTGTTGACCCACGAAGAGGCGTCCGCCCACGCTTCGAACTCGTCAACAGTAAGCCCGCGCTTCATCGCGGCATCAAAGCTGGCCCAGAAGCTGTCTATCGCGACGGACGGGTCTTTGAGGTCGGAAATAGCCTCGTTCGACTTGTCGGTATAGTAGGTGGCCTGCTTCTTGTAAGCGTCAATGTTGTCGAGCGTGTTCTTGACAAGGTTGCCCATGATCGTCTTAAAGGCGTCTTCACCACCGACGGCGTCCTCGATCTGGCTGGCGTAGTCGGCCTGGAGAATCTTGGAAAGCTGCTCATCCGTGACATTGAGCGCAACCGACGTGTCCGTGGCCGTGGAGGCCAGGACCGACATGATATCGCCGGTCGCGCCCATGGCGGCAGCCATAGTGAGCATGGCCGGCAGGGTGCCCTGAGCCACCTGGGTGTTGGTTGCCCGCAGAGCGTCAATGCTGTCCTGGGTGATCCCGGCCAGGGTTTCCAGGTCGTAGCCGTAGGCCTCGGTGTAGCCGCCAACGGTTTGGTAGGCTTTGGATAAGCGCGAGAACTCGTCGATGTAGACTTCGCCGTTTTCGGCCACGGCGTCGAAGGCACCACGCAAGCCGGACTGGTCCAGGGCGCTAAAGGCCATGGCGTTCGTGCCATTTTTTATATAGCCGTCGAGCTGATCGCTCGTGATGTTCATCGTGGGAAAATTGAAATTCTTGACGAATTCCTTGGTCGAGAACCCCAAGACCTTGGAAAAGTCCGTGACGTTCTTCGCGGCGTCCTTGAAGGCTTCGGACACCTTGCGGACCACGTCCGGATCGGTGACGCCCGTGGAGACCGTGGAGCCGTCGCTGTAGAAATCGACGCCCGAGGCGTTGACCGCGCCCCCGGTCACGCCGATGTTGTAGCCCTCGGCGACTTTCTTGATCTCCTTCTTGTTCTCCTGGCCGAACAGCGAGACGAGCCCGCCAACCGCTGCGGTCACAGCCCCCGCGACCTGCAAGCCCGGAATCATCATCATGACGCCGCCGGCCGCCATGACGCCGCTGCCCAGGGCGCTTAGGGCGCTGGTAGAATTGACCATGCCCATGGCCCCGCCGGCCACGGCACCGGCCCCAGCGACCGCGCCGCCCCAGGAGTATTTGGAGTCGGTGGCGGCGGTTGCCGATGAAAAGCTGCCATTCTGCCACGCTTCATTCCCACCCTGGTTCCATCGGGAGGAGGTCGCGTTCCAAACGTCCTGGTATTGCGTCAGTCCTTTGCCAATACCCTTGCCGATGTCGGGGGCGTCACCAATAAGGAGCGAAGTCCCGGAGCCGGACGACTGGAGGCCCTGCAAGAATGAATCACCCGAGCTTTCGCCAATCCTGTCACCCAACTTGTCAAAGAGGGTGGGGTCGTAGGCGGAACTGCCGGATGAAGACGAAGAGGAGCCCTTGAGCAGGTTGGAGAGGTCGAGCCCTCCGCCTCGCTGGCCCGATGTAGCAGAGCCGGAAAACAGCCCACCCACCATGTCCTTCAACTGCTGTTTCACCAAGTCTTCCACGAATGACGCGAAGGCATCCAGCATCCGGCTCAGCATGTTCTTCCACAGGTCTTCGATGCTGGCGGTCCCGTTACCGATGTTACGGATCATGTCCCCAAATCCGCCGGCGATACCGTCAATCATCCCGTTGGTGGACGAAATGATGGAGTCGCTCATCTGATTCCAAGACTCTTTGGTCTTGGTCATCTCGGACTTGTAGCCGCCGAAGGCGAGGGACCAGCGGGACGAAAAGGTTTCGGCAAAGGTGCCGGCGTATTGCGATTCGCTCTCAAGCTGCTTTTTGCGGAGTTCGTCTTCCTGTTGCGCGGCGTAGACACGGAAAGCCAGTTCGTCTTGGGCGTTGGCCTTGACGACTCCCAGGTGTACGTCGAGAAGCGCCTTTTCGGCGTTCCAGTATTCGGAGGAGACGGCGGCCACGCCTTCGTAAGCCTGCCGTTTCGCCTCTACTTCCTTGAAAGCCATGACCTGGCGCAATTCGCCAAGCTGCTTTTCCTTCTCGGTTTCGTCGGCAATGGCCCCGATCCGCTTTTGCTGGTCCGCCTCCCACGCCTGGGCCGTGGTCATGCTGGCCCCGTAGATGGCGTCCGGGTCGCCGGTCAGCCGGCCAAGTTCGCCAAGCATGTTGGCCGCGTCGGACATGGACTTTTTCCAGGCGTCGGCCTGGGCCGCGAGGATTTCCAGGGCCTTGCTTTTGCCCATGACTTCCAGGGTGGCGTTCAACTCGGCCGTGCTGCCTTTCGCGCCGATCATGGCTTGCCGGACAGCGGACGCGGCCTTGTCGTACCGTTTTTCGATGGCCGCGACCTTCGCCCCCAGGGAGTCGCCCCCAAGCTGCGCTTCAAGTTGATCGTACTGGTCTTGGGCCTGCTCAAGGTATGCGGAGGTACGTTCGGCGTAGCGGGCGGCGGCGTTGGCGGATTTCTGGCCCTTCTTCCCCAGGTCTTCGAGGCCCTGCGCGTACTTCTTGTTTGACTCGTCGATCAGGACAGACATGGCGTCATTGGTGATTTCGCCTTTGTAGGCCTTCCCCCATGCCGCCAGCACGTCTTTTCTGTTTTGCGCCCAAAGGGATTTCCCCTTATCAGCCGAAGACGCCCAAGAATCGAGGACCGCCTCTTGCCCCTTCTTCTCGGCTGCGAGATTGTCCTCGTTTTGCTTATTTATTGCAGCGAGATTCTTCTTCCCAATTTCTCTTCGGGCGTTCTCGGAAATTTTCTGTCGAAGCTCATTGGCTGCATTCTCCATGCGCCGGACTTCTTCCAGAACATCTTCCCTGGGAATCGTTTCGTATTCAAATGCTGATATTTTTTGCGATATACCCTGTCCGTCGCCAAGCTGATCTTTGAGAGCCTTTGCCCTCTTCTCGTAATCCTCGATCTGCTTGGTAGCTGTAAGCGTCTCGCTAAGTGATCTAATCTTGTTTGCTACAGTGTCGGCAGCACTTCCAATAGCATTTACGGCCGCGATGGCTGCCCCAAAAGCCGTTGTTTCTCCTAGCGCGGCCTTTAGGCTATCCCAGGAGTTAGTCATTCGGTTGAACGCTGCCTGGGTGCTGTTGCCTACATCAGTCGCCCCCTGTCCAGACTTTAGCAATTCTGCGGTGAACCTTGGCAGGAATGTTTCTGTCGCTAGCCCACCAGAAGACAGAAGCTTGTCCAACTCTCCGGTCGTCATCCCCATGGCGCGGGCGGCAATTTGAAATGCGCCCGGAAGGCGCTCTCCCAGCTGGCCCCGCAGCTCCTCGGCCTGGACTTTTCCTTTTGAAATCATTTGGGAAAGGGCCAAAAGGATGCCGTTGGTATCGCTGGCAGACAGGCCCAAAACGGACGCCGATGAGGCAACCGCTTCAAATGTTTTTGTAGTCTCGGCCCCTTCAAGCGTCGTGCCACGTGCAGCCGCTGCAATGAGCTTGTATCCGTCTGCTGCGTCAGTGAGTTTCAGGCCAAGTCGGTTAGATGTTTCCGCAATAGACTCCATAGCCAAAGACGCGCCAGTTTGTGAGCCAGTGACCAATTTTAGAGTCCGGTCAAATGCCTCAAACTGCATTTTTGCGCTGGCAATCTCCTGGACGAAACTAGAGACAGCGCCCAAGGTAAATGCACCAGCGATAGCCCCTGCCAATGGAGTTATCAGGCTGGTAAGAGAAGATACGGAAGATTGTGTAGATTTTATTGGAGCCGAAAGACCAAATATCTTCGTCGTAAGCGCCGCAATCGACTGCTCCGTCAACCCCATCTGCCGACCCATCTTCTCGATCTCGTCCTTGGCGAAACCGCACTGCCGGGCCATGGTCTCCAGCGCCTTGGACCCCTGGACGGCGGCAAGGCTTTTCATCGCCTTGGACCGGAAGTCCTCAAAGGCTTGGCCGGACATGCCCATCATCTTGGCGACTTCGTTGACGCTCAGTTCAACGCGCCGAAACTGCTTCTGCGTCGATCCGGCGAACGCTTCCATGGTCGCATCAACCTTTTTCAGGTCGTTTGCGAACTCAGGGAAGCCTTCTGCTTTGATCTTGGCTTCAATGGTGCCAATATTGGTCATGGCGCGTTCCTCTTTCGTCGGTTGGCGTTTTCGCCGTTGACAATCGAGGAAGGAATGTCTGCTATCGGAGGACTTCTATTTCTCACCTCCTCCCGGTAGGGTCCGGTCGTGACCCCGTGGACCCTTTAACCGAGAGGAGGAAGAAAAGTGATTTTGAACTTACCGAAGATGTGGACATTTAAGCACATCAAAAAAGACAAGCCAAGTTGTGATGCTGTATTCCAAGTGACAAACGTCTCAATTGGTGCATCCGGCACCATCCAGTGCCCGAGCTGTGGAGAGACATTCGCCGTCAAGGACACTTTGGAAGCCTTTTCCGCTTATAAAAAAGCGATCAACGGCTTAAGGAGCAATGGACTTCAAGTTTATCCTCCAGAAGCTGAAATTGAGGCTTTCGAAGAGCATATTGCTCACATGAAGAGCATGGCGGCCGACGGTTAGACGCGAGGAAGCATTCGCCACACGCCTTTTCGTCTTCGGCTTGAGCTTTTAACTGGCGGGCGTCGTGCTGTGGGCTGGGGTCGTTAGTGCCTCGGCCCACGTTGCCGATCTTTTCATGGTCAACGCCCTGGTATTCGGGGCCTGCCGAGAAATACTTGACAGTGAACACCGGGGCTTCTCGCCCGTGGGCGACGAACTCAATATGGAAAATTCCAGACTTATGGAGCGGGATTTCCATGCCGTTGAAAAAGATTCCGGTCAGGTTGTCCGTGTGCATCGGGCAGTTGATGACGAGAGGTCCCTTTTTGGCCTCCCGTATCGCGTTCGTGCAGTCCAGGCACGAACTGCCCGTGTTCATGTTGCATGCGTTGCAGTCCGGGAGCGGTTTCATGATCTTTCCCCGTGGTTGAGGTTGCCCCCCCGGCCCATCCCCTGGTATCGGGGCGGGAAAGGGGGAAATATGAAAATTATCTTGACTTTGCTGGTGGTGTTTTTGTTGGCCGGTTCGGCGTGGGCGCAAGGCAATACGAACCCGTCCGATATGGCAGAGGCAAAGTCTTTTGTTGCTTCGTTGCCGCCAGCATGTAGCAGCAATATAGCCACACGACCTGATGGGACGGTGGCAGTCTCTTTTGTGTGTGTCAATAAAGCGAACGAAGGGAAGGCCGGGACTGTCTTTATAAAGAACGGCAAAGTTACAAATGTCAACTAGCCATGAAAATTACAAACATCAAAACATGCCTACTTTTTGTGTGTTCGATTCTCGTTTTTTCTCTTAACAATAAAGAATCGTTGGCTGATTCAATGATTGAAAAGTCTCACTTCGGATTTTTCAAAGAAGCGGTCCAGGCGTCAGGCTATCAATGTGCCACATGCGAAGGCGGCCACGCCCTCGGCAGCGGATATAAAGGACAACTTTTCCGCGTATATTGTAACGACAATACTTTGAAATATCGTGTCGTGATAGGGCAAAAGTACCTTTGCGTGGAGCCCTGGGGCACGAAACCCCAGCGGTGCGAATAGGGTGACGGCATGTTTATCTTTATTTGGATTCTTTTCGGCATCGCCGCCGCTATGGTCGCGTCCTCAAAAGGTCGTAATGCAGTCGGCTGGTTCTTCCTCGGGCTTCTCCTCGGGCCGTTCGGGCTGATCTTCGCGCTTATCGCCGGGAAAGAAGGCCCGGCAGAATGGGAAAGGAAGTGCCCCTTCTGCGCGGAATTTATCAAGAAAGAGGCCATTGTTTGTAAGCATTGTGGAAAAGATTTGCCCAAAGAAGATACCCTTGGCGTAAGCAAGAAAGACATCTCCAAGTGGATACTTGAACAGCCGCCCCTCGCACCGTGGAAAACTATTCTTGTTTGCCCTTCGTGCGGGACTAAGCATGATGGCGACCCATCAAAATGTCGCTTTTGCGGCTGGGAGCCGGCGCAGGGGAATACATGAGCCTTATCAAGTGTCCAGAATGTAGCCGCGAAATTTCGGATAAGGCGGAGACATGCCCAGGCTGTGGCGTCAAGCTCGGTGTTTCCAATAAAAATGGAAAGCGCAGTGCAAGTGTTTTTGCGGAGATTTCGTGGGTTGTTTTTGTAATAGAGCTTGTTTCAATAGCTGGAGCCACTGCTTATATTGCAAGCGAATCAGCGGGCGGAATTAACGGTTACCTATTTCGGTTTGCTGTATTTTGGCGCCTATTCGGATGGATATTTTTTCTTGTGTCCTTGGTGGGGATTCTATTTGCTGTCGCCTCTTTGGCCAGGAAAGAGCCCAAAAATGTTTTAGCCTGGGTTTGCCTTGTTCTTCATGGGGTTAGCTTGATAGGCAAATAGGGTGTTCCCGTAAGGAGAAAGTATAATGTTTGGAATTGGTATTGTTGAGCTGTCTATTGTCTTCGGCGTATTATTGTTAATTTTTCTTTTGCTAAGAGAATTCAATTGCTGGTACTTCAAAATCAATGAGCACATTCAAGACCAATGGAAGCAGCTTGTTGTCCTGCGGAAAATCCTGGCCATCCTTGAAAAGCAAGAGGCGCGGGCCTCTCAAGAAGCGCCAACCGTGGCAGAGCCGACAGAGGAAACCGCCAAGGCAGAACCCGGCCGGTAAAGCACCAGGGCCGTGACCCTAAAAACTTTTCGCCCTCGGGTATCCGGGGCTTTTTTTGTTGACAGGTCGAAATTTCGGTGCGGGCCGGGTTGACAGGCTGGGAGTAGATACGTACTTACTCCCCATGAGCAAGGAAATTGTCGCCATCTCAATCAAATTGGAAAAGGAGGAGCACAGGAGATTGAAAATCCTGGCCGCAGAACTTGGCTTGAACTTCAAGGAAATTTTCTTGTACGGAGCGAGGAAATTGGCCGAAAACCAGGAGTTGCAGCGTCCCAAATAAACGGCCCCGGCCAGACGTTCCCGCGTCCAACCGGAGCCTAACCACAACCGACCTTCACAGGAGGTACGACCATGGCTAGCGCCATCTTAAACGAAACCGGCTGTTCGATCAATTCAGTCCCCACCGTCGATCCCAACGCCCCGAGTGGCCCTGTCCTTAAAATTGTCAGCGGGCGGCCCGTCGTTTCGTCCCGTCAGGTTGCCGACCACTTCGGGAAGCAGCACAAGAACGTCATCCGGTCGATTGAGGCCATTATCCGTAACGCCCCGGAATCGTTCGGTGGGCTCAATTTTGAGCGCACGTCTTACCGTGTCGAAATCCCCAACGGCGGCGGCTTCAAAGACTGCCCCGCCTACGACATGACCCGCGACGGCTTCGTGATCGTCGCCATGGGCTTCACGGGCAAAAAGGCCATCCTCTGGAAGATTCGGTACGTCCAGGCGTTCAATGCCATGGAAGCCGAGATTGCCGGCCAACCCAAGGCCCTGGCTGCTCCCGTCGCCTCTCCCGCCATCCCGCGCCGCACGACGGCCCAAGAGCGCAACCCGCTGGCCGTGCTGGTCAACAAGCTGATGGGTGAACAGGGACCGACGCGCCCGGCCTACATCGCCTTTTGGCGACGGTTCCACGAGGTCTTCGGCGTCAAGTCCGTGGACGAGATCACCGTGGACCAGTTGCCCAGGGCGCTGGCGTTCGTGGACGCGCTGATTGCCTTCCGGGAAGGAGTGGAGCCCAAAGCCCTGCCGGCCGGTCGGCCACGAAACAACTTGGGCGATTACTGCGCCCTGTACGGGGGCCTGCCGCCCACCCCGCAGTATTGGATGGACCTGCTGACCGAGTACGCCAAGGCCAGCGAGGCGTTCGGGCGGAAGCTAGACGAAATCAAGGCCGAAGCCACCAAGCCGTTCCGCGTCAACCGGAAGTCTGGCATATCGACCTACTTCGATGAGGCCATGTCGCCCATGTACAGCCTGTTTGATGCGGCCGAGAAAAATCAACATCACGCCTACTGCAACGTGTTCGACGCCCTGAATGGCTGCCGGAACATTTGGATGTTGCTGAACAAAGGATAGGCGCAACAAAATATGTGGGGCCGGCCGGAAACCGGCCCCGTTAAGCAGACATCCCTTCCTCAATTGTCAATGATCTGCCTCGCCACTGTTGGCGGGGCGAAATTCTTTGGGCCTAAGCCCCGTAGACCTTCCGCTTCACGCCCCGGCGCGTGGTCTGTCCAAGTTCAAGGCCGATGGCCATGCCGATGTCGTTAAGGCTTGCGGCCCTTGCCCCTCGCAGGGCCGGGCGCATGAAGGGTCGCGCTCCATTCTTTTCTCTTGACGTCCCAAACTCCACGAACGGGGCGTAGAAAGCCGAGCCGCCGGGCGAACCCTCCGCACCGGCCTTGACCCATCCGAGACACGTTCCATCCTTCCAGCGAACGCGGGTAAAAATGGAGTCTCGGAGAGTCCCGGGCCGGCGGGCGGTCCAACCAGACCCGTTGTTTGTGTCTTTTCTGGTGCGCTTCCCCTGGCTGTTGAGTTCCCATTTCTGCCCATTTTCAGCCAACTCTTTGCGCTTCTTCCACTTGGCTCGGTTGTATTTCAGAGTCCGGGCGTAAAAAAAAGAACGAGTCCCCTTCGTAACCGTCCCGACCGGGCAAAGCTGTCGCGCCTTGGCTGCGATCTTCTCGACCGCCTCGGAAACGCCGGCCTCGATGCCAGTTTTCATGGCCTCAAGGATGGCATCAACGTTCGATATGTAGGTAGCCTGGGCCATAACGCTTCCCGGTTGTTGGGGCCGGCTGTCCCGGCCCCGTGTTATTCCGTCTCTTTCTCGGCTTCGCGCTTCCGGGCCTGCTCACTCAGGACGATGGCGGCCAGGGTTTGGACTTTCGCCATGCACTCGCGCTGGTCTTCGACTTCTTCCAGGTCCATGATGGTCTTGACGGCCACCACGTTGATGTCCACGGCCCCGCCAAATCCCAGGATCAGTTGCCCCCGGCAGCGCGACCAGATGCCATAAGCTTCGACATTCCCCGGCGCGATGTCCGGCCGACACTTCCCGCAAGGCGGGCCGTTTTTCTTGCGCTCCACGTCCGCCGGCTTGTCCCAGGGGGTCGGTGCGTAAGCGACACGGCACGCCTCGCAGTTGGCGTCACGGCCTAGCCATTCGCCGAGGACGAGGAGTTTTTTTCGTCGGCCTCCTGCTCCAGCCGATAGGACTCTTCGAGGTCGGCGTATTTGGACAGCACCCACCCCTCGAAGTCGGGCTCATTATTCAGGAGCATCATCTTGTTGGCCGTGGTCATCTTGACGTCCGGACCGTCCGCATCGTCGGGGTCTTTGAGGCCGCGACAGTTCGTGATGGCCATCTGCGCCTTCATGAGGCTGGCCGACGCGGTGTCGAACTCCTGGACAAAGCCGTCTTTGCCGCCGGCCACGATCTTCTGCGTCTTGGCGTTGATGTCGCGCTGCTGGCCGGGGACCAGGAGCGAAACCTCGAACTGCACGCCGTCTTTGTAGGTGTACCAAGCGGACTTCGGGGCCTTGGACTTTTTGGGCAGCATAAACATGGCGTTTCCCCTCTTGAGGAATCCCGTAGTTAATGGGCGGCTGGCGGGCCGGGGTTTACCCGCCGGGACACGCGCGTCCCTGCCGCCCAAATATGGAGCCGCGCCTAGTAGGTGCTGGCGTGCAGGGTGGTGGCCCCGGCGGCCGCATCCATGACGGCCACGCCCGTGGCGACGGTGTTGCCGGTCACGGTGGTCAACGTGCTGATGACGATCTCGTTTTCCGAGACGGTGGTGATCTTCGCGTACCCCTTGTTCGTGCCGGTATCGATAATGATGGTCCGGCCGGCCTTGAACCCGGCGGCCTCGAAGTCCGTGGTGGTGCTGGTGATCTTGGAGCCGGTCGCCACGAAAGCGATGTCCGAGGCGGTCACGTGATAGGCAAAGGTCTTGATGGCCCCGCCGCACGGCATTTCGCCCGAGAACTTGTAGGAGTCGTTCTTGCCGGCCGCGCCGTCCGGGCCGGCCTTGGAAACCTGGAAAAAGCCATCCGGGTCGTTGGCGAGGTCCAGGGCGCGAAAGTGCATGGTCACGGAGTCGAAGTAGAACCGCACGTCCTTGAGCTTGGTCTGCGCGACCATGGCGGCCTCCAGGGCGTTCTGGCCCTCTTCGTCGCCAAGGATCGTGTAGCCGGAGAAGGCGGCGGCCGACCGCTTGCCCTCGCCCACTTCCTGGGTCTGGAAATCGACGCCGAAGGTCGAGAAGGTGAGAAGGTCGCGGGACTCGACGGGCATGGTCAGGGAGTTGAGCCCCTTGACCACGGCCGGGTCACCGCTAAATGTCCCGAGAACGACGGCCGAGTTGACGGCCTTGAGGAATTCCGCACGAAGCGCCATGGCGTGTGCTCCTTGAAGGTTGAATTTTACGGGAAAGGCCGGTGCTAGAGCGCTTGCACCAGCCCGGCCAGGGTGATTCCTGATTGCCAAAGGGCGGTTGTGCCGTCCGATTCGTCCATGGTCGGCACGGGGGTGTCCCGCACCAGCCGGAAAGGGATGAGACCGACGGTGGACATCTCCTGTTCCTCGAAAAGGTCGTAGGCCAGGGAAGCCAGATTCATGGCCGCACCGGCCGTCTTGGCCCACACGGAAAACTGGACCAGTACGTCAACGGCCCGCTCGGTCCAGGTGCTGGCGTCCGGGGCGTCCACGAAGAAGAAGACCGAGTAGGGCAGCGCCCACCCCTGTGCGGCCGCGCCGAACGCAAACCGGACACCGATGCCCGTGGCAAAGCCATGCGTCGGGTTCGCGTCGAACCGGGCGACGATGGCCTTGACGATCAGGGGGCGAAGGTCGATCCGTGCGAGGACCATTTACGAAGCCTCCCGGCCGAGCTTTTCGGTCACGTCCAGGGTGAATTGGCCCGGGATCGTGTCGTTGATGAACGTGATGGCGAAGGACCGCGTGCCCATGGTTAGGCGGTGCGCCGTGGTCAGGCCGGCGAAGGACCGCATGAGCACGCCGTGGGACACTTCGGCCTGGTTGGCCCGGGCCGTCTGCCGCTCTTGGCCGGACTTGGCCCACAGCTTGGCCCAGACCTTGGCGACCGGAGCCCAGCCCGGAACCATCCCGCCGTATTCGTCCCTGACGGGCGTGTTGGCCTCGATGGTCAGGCGGTGCTTGAGTTCCCCGGCGCGAATACCCATTTACGACTCCATCGCCACGTCAACGTCGACCACGTCGGCAGCGCTGCCCATGGTCGCTTGCCACGACAGCTTCACCTGCACAGCCCGGACGCCGGTTTGGTCGTAGAAGACCCTGGCGGCCTCCATGACGGCGCGGTGGAACTCTTCGGCGGGGAGCAAATCGGATTCGATCGGCATTAGGAAACCTCCATGATGCGCCAGCGATCCAAGAGGCCGTCCGCAAACCGGGACGGCACCTCCACGGCGGACGCGGAGACATTGCCGGCGACGATGCTTTCGCGGTTGGCCCACAGGGTGGCCACGCGCATTTTGATCCAGGTTTTGATGTTCTCGGGTACGGCGGCGGCATTCGGCCAGCCGGCCGTGTACCGGATCGTCACGGCGTCGGCCCGGCGGAAGGTGTCGGGCCAGAAGCCGCCCGGGGCCGGGTAGAGCGACGGCGGCACGGCGTCCGAGGCGTTCAAGACGACGTAGGCCGCTTCGTCCATCGTGACCGAGGCGTTGCCAGCGTCGAAGTAGGCGGCCGACTCCACGGCGGCCAGGGGCGGCCGGGGGAGCTCGACACCCTGGCCCCACCGGGGGAAGCCGGGGAGGGTCAGTTCAAGGGTCTGCATCAGGATCGCCCGGCGGGTCAGGTTCTCGGCCTCCTCGCGGGCGGCCGTGATGAGCGACGAAAGCAAGGCGTCGTTGGCCGCATCGGCTGCGGTGTCGCCGGTCGCGTCGATCCGCGCCCAAGCCTTCATTTCGGCCAGGGTCACGGGTTCGGAGGCGGGCGGGGTGATGATGCGGATGGCCATCAATCCTTCCTCCCGCTTCCGTCACCTTCAGCCGGGGTGGAGACGTTTTTCCAGCCGCCCTTGACCCATTCGTCCACGGGCATCATGTTGACCGGGGCCATGCGGAAATCGCCGTTCTCGACGGGGCTCTCGCCCTCCCACACGCGGCATTCGTTGGGGGCCAGGATGCTCCACTGAATGCCCTTGGCGTAGACCTCGAACCGGGTCTTGATGTCGGCCCTGAGGAGCGCCCACGTGTCGAACGAAACGGAAATTCCGGCCTCGCTAAGGCCGAAGGCGCGGTCGAAAGCCGCCTCGATGCGCTCCAGGTAGGGCATGAGCGTCTGGTCGTAGTAGCCCCGGCTTTGCTGTTCCAGCCCGGCCCCGGCCGTGGTGGACTTCTCCGTGTGCTGGAGCATGTGAAGCGGGATGCGGAAAACGCGGGCGATTTCCTCGACCTGAAATTTACGGCTTTCCAGCCATTCGGCGTCCACCGAGGACATGGAGAGCGGCTTGTAGGCCATGGCCTCTTCGAGAACGATGGTTTTCCCGGCGTTGTTCGTCCCGGAATACATACCGTCCCACTGCCGGCGCAGACGTTCGGCCGCGCCCTCGCTCAGGATTTGCGGATGTTCCAGGATGCCGGACGGCCGCGCCCCGTTGCGGAACAGGTTTGCGCCGTGCTGTTCGGTAGCGATAGCCAGGCCGATTGCTTCCCGCAGGCCGGTCAAGATCGACGTGCCAAGCAAGCCGCCGGTATTGAGCCGCTTGACATGCAGCACGTCACGGGCCGGGATCGTCAACGGCTGGTCGCGGAGAATGGCGGAATCGTGGGGACCGGTGCGGGCGACCTGAAAGAACAGGGAACCGTCTTCCGGGGCGACCATCACCGTCACCTGGGACGGATTGATCGGAGCCAGGGTCACGGGGCGACCGCGACCGTCGCGCAGGATGACCACGTAGGCATTGCCCCAAAGGAGGAGCCCGAACATCATCTGTTCAAAAAAATCGACGTGCGTCTGCCAGCCGTTGGGGCGAAGCAGCAGCTTGTAAAGCGCATGGTCCTTGGCGACGACGGACTTGCCGGCCTCATTCGTGCGGTAGACGGCGACCGGAAGCTTGCCCACGTCTTCGGCCAGGATGCAGCAGCACGCAAAAAACGTGGACTGCCCCAGCGCCGTGGCCGGATCGACATTGACACCGGAACCGGTCGGGCCGCCGCCCCAAAGACGGCCAAGCCATCCGGGGTTGGTGGTCCCGGCCGACTTGCGGCGGAACATGCGGGAAAAGAGGCCCATTATCGCCCCTTGCGCCCCATCTGGCGGTTGGCCGGGGCCTGGGGCATGGACTTGTCGGGATAGGCGTTGCCCTGTGCCGGTGCGGGCACGGCAGGGGCTTCCTTGACGGGCGTGGCGGCCCCCAGGCGAACAAGCCGGTCAGCCTCAAGCACGGGGAAGCCGGCCACTTCGCCGGAATTGTAGGGCGGAACTTTGCGCGTGAACTGGATCAGCATACTTTCCCCCCGAAAGTGCGGGGCCGAGGGAGGATGCCCGGCCCCGCTATGCGCTTCCGCCTAGTTGGCCTTGGCGGTCACGGGCTGCACCTGGGCACCCCCCAGGACGTAGACGGCCGACAGTGTGGCCGTGTCGGTGCCGGTCGCGGTCAGATCGGGCGTGTACTGGACGCGCACGTAGCGGTCGGCCCCGGACACGTCGAAGTCGAGTTCGACCACGCCGGTCACGGTGCCGCCGCCGGTCGGGCCGGTCGCAACCACGGCCGTAGCCAGGGCGGCCCCGAAGTCGGCAACGCCGGCCCCGGCGGTGGACGTGGCGTCCTGGAGGTTGGCGGCAACGGTCAGGGTTTTGGTAGCGGCCAGGGTGGCGGTGTAGGCAATGATGACCTTGAGGCTCGAAAAGCCCTGGCGGTCGATATACGCGCCGTCCACTTCGGTGGCGTCACCGGTCCCGCCGGCCGTGGCCGCCGAGATGGCGGCGAAACGGGCGGCAAGGGTCTCGGCGATGCCTTGGGCGTTCATGTGCATGGCTGATTCTCCTCTTGTCCCGTGCGCTTACGCGCCCCAGGTGATGCCGGTGACGATGGCGGCGGAACGGTCGTGGCGCAGGCAGAAGTCGTGGCGGGCGATGGCGCGAACCACGGTCTGGTCCTGCGAGAAGGCGGCCACGACGGTGCTGCCGTCGTTGTAGGCGGCGGTGTCGGACACCATCAGTTCGATGCCAGACTCCTCGCCAATGACCGCATCGGCCATGTCACAGAGGTACATTTCCGCTTCGTTGCCGCCCGAACCGAGGTTGGCCGGGACCACGTTGCTCTCGTAGATCGGGTAGCCCTTAAGCTGGCCTTGGGAGACTTCGGGGAAGGCCAGCATGCCGTTGGCGTCGCGCAGGAACTGGAGATAGACGCGGGAGCGCGGCGGCATGATCCAGCCGGGGGACAGCATCCGCACGTTGTTGCCGAGCAGGCTGTTGAGGCAAAAGCGGATGTCGGTTTCGATGTTGGCGAGGGTCGTGCCGGCGGTCGCCTGACGGTTGGCGGCCACGATCCAGTGATAGATGCCCTTGGGGGCGTTGCCCGTGCCGTCGCCACGCAGGAAGGCCGAATCCTCGGTCAGGGCCATACCGGAAACGATGTCGCTGGCCACGATGCCGTCAGCGGCCGGGCCGTTGGCGCGAAGCAGGTCATTGGAAATGGGCACCACGGCGGCCAGCTTGCGGGCGTTCAACTGGATCTGGCCGAAGGTCATGCCGGTCTTGCCGATGGGGTTATTTTCCCCAACGTAGGACGCCGACGTGCCGGCGGTGATGCGCGGCACGAGCAAGGTCCCCTGCATGGGCATGGAACGGGCACCGGCCCGACGCACCACAGCCTGGGCGCGGAGCAGCTCGATGACCTCATTGCTGTAGGTGGCCGGGACCAGGAAGCCGCCGGCCGAACCGATGGACGCGGCCAGGGCCTTGGTGACGGGGTGGGACTCGCCGTAGAGGCTGGCAGCGGCAGCGGTCGCGCCGGACTTCTGGCCGCCACCGGCCGCGATGGCCCGGACAAACTTGCCGAAGGTCGCGCCCTTGATGTTCTGGTCGCTCTCGACCTGGACGATGCGAGGCAGGCCATTGGCGTCACGCTCCACCGTGAACGGGGCGGCTTCGTCCTTGACAGGGACGGCGGACTTGGCCTTGGCGGCTTCCAGGGTTTCGGCCCGGTCAATCTGGCCGTCCAAGGACTTGATTTCGGCCTCGACGTCGGAAAACGCCTTGGCCTGGTCCTCGGTCGGGTCGCCGTCACCGATCTCGGTCAGCACGGCGGCCAGCTTGTCCACTTTTTCGGCCCGCTCCTTGCGGAGGGCCAGAATATCCTTCATGGAGATTCTCCTTCCTTTTGAGCGGGCTATGCCGCCCTCTTGAGTTTCAAAAAACGGCAAACGAGCCCGGCCCGCTTGCTGGAAAATCCTTTCTTGGGCTTGTCGCCCTGGCATCCGGCCTCATCCTCGGGCCTGTCGTCCTCGGGGTCGTCCATGGGCATGTCCTCGGGCGGCATGTCGTCGCCCTTGGTCGCGTCGGCGCCTTCCGGCTTAGGGGCGGCCCCGGCCTGTTCGCGCATCCACGCCAGCATGGGGGAGGCGTCCAGGCCCTTCATGCCGGCCTGCACCAGCGCGTCCGGGTGGGCGGGGATGGGAACCACGGAAATTTCCAAAAGCTCGGCTTCCAGAATGTCGATACCGCACCGGCCATTCGCTTCGTCGTCCACCCACTCCCAGCGGATCGGGATGAAGCCAACCGAAACAGCATTCAGGCACCCCTCTTGGATGAGCCGGAAAACGTTCTCAGCCATGGGGTTGGCCTCGGCGGATGCGAACTGGACGGTAACGACAAGAGCGTCACCCTCAATGCCGACCGACACGGCCTTACCAATGGGCAAGTCGTGCGAATCGTGGCCGAAAAGAATGACGGGGTTGCTCTTGAACCGATCCAGCCGCCAGCCGGCCAGCTTGATGGAGTCGCCCATGCGGTCCACGGCCTCGGTCGAAGCGACGAACGACACCGTGCGGGCCGCAACGTCCAAGCCTTTCGCCTGGAAGCTGTAGCCTTTCTGGACGTTCTGTCCGGCCTTGGGCGCGGCACGGAACTGTGCGGAGTCGATGAATTGCGGCATGAAAGCCCCCTCGCTAGTCACAGCGTAGGGGGCTTATTGAAGAAAACGGAAGGGGGTTGGTCCCCCGTGGGGGAGTCTCGCTATTGAATTTATCCTGTGCCTGCGGATATACTGCCCCTAGTGAACGAATCACAACACGGGGGAATCGGCATGGGAAATACACAAATGGCAGTGGAAGAGTTGCGGGGCCTGCTCCCGCCCATCTTTGCAGGGCAAAGTATCGACGAACTCACTGGCGGGGCCATCATCTGGCGGACCATCTTGAACGCCAGGGCGCGGAAAGAGGTTCCCGTGTCGTGCTTCGTGAAGTCCGGCCGGAAGGTGTTGGTGAAGCGCGATCCGTTCCTGGATTGGTGGAGAGCGACGTTGCGGGAGGAGGTGGGCGACGATGCCAATGAGTGAGGCGTGTGCCCTTTGGGTGGAGCAGGCCGTTCAAGAGGCGGTGGAAAGCGGAGACGACGTGGCGAAGTCGTTTTTAGAGGTCAGTCGTGAAATTCAAGCCGACATTAAAAAGCACTTCGACACGTTGGTCAGCATCGAAACTCTCCGAAAAAAGATTGCCAAGGCCGCCACTGGTCAAGTTGACCAACAACCCGAAAACCAAGGCCAGGAGCCGGTCAAGGGTGGTTGCACTGGTTGCAAACTTGACCCCATACAAGTCGTCGCCAAGATCGAAAAGATGGTCGGGCAAGGGAAGTCAATCCGGGAGGCATCCGAAGAGATCGCCAAAGAAACAGGCAAGCGCCCATCCGCCGTCCGAAGCGCCTACGCCCGTGAACGGGAGAAGCTGGCCCCCGAAGACTCCCCGTCCGAAGCGTGGCAATTCGTCGAAATCGCCATCCTGCAATTAAGCAGGATCAAGCGAGACGATCCCGGCCGGAAGGAAGCTTTCCAAAAAATCAAAGACTGGATTGCAAGCCAGGAGGTTGAATAAATGTCCAAGGTTCTTGAGACACGCAACTATGGAATGTTTGCTCTGCACAACCTCAACCGCGACGTGGACAAGATCACCAAGCTCGAAAAGAGCATGAAGGCAAACGGATGGATTCCGGCCTACCCCATGCACGTTGTCCGCGAAGGTGGCCACCTGAAAATCAAGGGCGGCCACCACAGGTTCGAGGTCGCCAAAAAGCTCGGCATCCCCGTAAAGTACGTCGTCTGCGACGACAAGGCGACAATCCACGAACTGGAGGACGCCACCACGCCCTGGGACTGGCAAGACCATCTGACCTCGCACGTCCGCAATGGCAATGTGAACTACTTGAAGGTCAAGAAATACCAAGACGAAACCGGTATCCCCCTTACCTGCGTTGTCTCCATGCTCGGAGGCAATACCGCCGGCTCGGGAAACCACACCAAGGCATTCAAAAGTGGGACTTTTAAAGTCAAGGACACCGCCCATCTTGCTGTTGTGGCCGACCTCGTGGCCGCTGCAAAGTCGGCCGGCTTCAACGGGGCAACCAATCGGAATTTCGTCATCGCCCTGTCCAAGGTCGCCAAGGCCGATGGCCTCGACCTCCCGCGCCTCAAGTCCAAGATGACGGCGCATCCCTACCTGTTCCAAAAATGCACGGCCGTTGACGCCTATCTGGCCGTGCTCGAAGAAATTTACAACCGGAAACGTTCCGATAAGGTGCCCCTGGCCTTCATCGCCAACGCGGCAGCCAGAGAGCGGAATGCGGTCACGTCGAAGCATCCCGGGAAGGCCGCTTGACCAAAACGGCAACAGTTGCCGGTTTGACGGGCCGTCCTTCGGGGCGGCCTTTCTCTTGCCCCTCGTCCCGGCTCCCTGGTATTGGGAGCCGAAAGGGGAGGGGCACATGGGCTATTTTCTCGTCGCCATCTGTTGCGGCATCGCGTCGGCCATGATTGCGTCATCGAAGGGGCGCAGCGCGGGCGGTTGGTTTTTTCTCGGACTCTTGCTCGGGCCGTTCGGGGTGATCTTCGCGGCCATCGCTGGGAAAGAAGGCCCGGCCGGCGATGAGCGCAAGTGCCCGTTTTGCGCGGAGTTCATCAAGAAAGAGGCGGTGGTTTGCAAGCATTGCGGGAAGGACGTGTCTGGGGCCGGCACTGACCCCGACAGCACGATCCCTTGCACCCAATGCGGCCACGAAAACCCCCTCCGTGCCTACAAGTGCGAAGGCTGCGGCCACTACTTCCAGGACTGATGCGCGGCCGAAATGGCCAAGATGAAGAACGACCTGACCGTCCGCATGGGGGCGCTTCTCGCCGCCGCCATGGGAGTCGTCGCCGCGTTGAAGCTGTTTTCGTAGCAGGCGCTGTCCTGCACGACCTTTCGAGCCCCGCCCCACGTGGGGCTTTTTTGTTGACAAAGACTGACCTCTCGGGATTTTGGACAAAAAAACCGGAGGGCTAGTCATGGAGAAAAACAAAGTTTGCGTATTCGCCCCAAGGGGCGGGGAAAAAGGAATTGTCAACCTGTGCCCTGACGGTAAGGTGCTAAATTTATGGCCAAAATCGGAGTCATACGCGTACCACGTCTATAAACCTGGGAATCCAGGCGAGGGCGGGAAGATTTCTACAGTGCCGGACAAATTCACGGAAGATATCTCATTAGCTAAGAGAGAGGGGCGAGTCGTAGAAGCTATTTTTTCTGATGTTGGCGGGAAGAAAAGGGTTAGAATTGAGATTTTCTCAAAAGACGCATCTGAAATTGAGATAAAAAGGAGAAGCAACTGTTTAGCTGAGCAGATTTCAAAAACATATAGACCGAAAAAGTCAATAATATGTAAAATCTCTTTAGATATTCAACGCGGTCTACAGTGCGGGGATAGTCTTTTCTTGGCAGATAGGCCGATTGAACACTACGCCAAATCATCCTCAATGTACGATATTGTCTTGGTTTTTCATGACTCAAACGGACGTGATGTTGGCAAGCTTAATTACCATATCGGAGTTAAGGAAAAACTTTTAAGGGCAAAATGCAGCGGGTACGTTTTAGATATTAAAATATTAGAAATGACTGGACCACCCCCTGGCGTAACGTCAATTTTTGACCGCAGAGAGGCAACAGTTGAAATTAAGTTCATCAAAAGGTGCTAGGTAGAGTTTGACAACCATCTGACGCCAGAAAGCCCTGGGTGTCCGGGGCTTTTTTTGTTGACAGGTCAAAATTTCAGCGCGGGCCGGGTTGACAAGCACGCCAAGCTAGCTTAGCTAGACCACCAGGAGCGTGGATATGGAAACAACGATTATCAACGTCAGGAAGTTCCCGCTCGACCTTCACAGGGAGGCGAGGTCCGCAGCGGTGATGGAGGGCATAACCTTTAGGGATTGGCTCATAAAAGCCGTCAAGGAGAAATTGGAGAGAGACAAGGCCCAAAAATAAGCGGCCCCCGCCGGATGCTGGAACATCCGACCAGGGCCTAACCAGTAACCGCACATGCGAGGTGCAATTATGGCTAGCGCGATCATATCCGAACCCGTCCCGACGAGCAATCCCGTCCCATTCGCCTTCGAGTCTCACGAAATCCGTACCGTCATTAACGGCGACGGCAATCCTTGGTTCGTAGCCCGGGATGTGTGCGCCGCCATGAACATTTCCTGGCAGGGCATGAAGAGCCTGAGCGCCATCCCCGACACATGGAAACGGGTGGGGAAACTCCCGACCCGTACCCGCGACGGGAGAAAACAAGTCAACGACGTTGCCACGATCTCCGAACCAGCCGTCTACAAATTGGCCTTCCGCTCGAACAAGCCCGAGGCGGACCGATTCACGAACTGGATAGCCTCGGAGGTCATCCCGGCCCTGCGCCGGCAGGGCAAGTATGAAATCTGCCCCACCACCGGCACACTGACTGCCGGCCAGCAACAGGAAATCAAGGAACTGGTCCAGGCCAAGGCGTCGGCCTACCCGGACGCGGTGAAGCGTAAGGTCTTCTCGCAAATATGGATGCGCCTGCAACGGAAGTTCAAGGTGCCGCGCTACGAGGAGTTGCCCGTCAGTCTGTTCGGTGAGGCCCGGGACTACGTGATCGCCATGCAGGTGCGGAGCGTGGACGCGCCGGCCTTGGAAGGAGCGGCGGCTACCCCGGCTCTCCCGCCGGCCTACCCTCGCAGCACCCTGGACGACTACAAGGCCCTCTACCGGAGTCTGCCGCCATCGCCGCAGTATTGGATGGACCTGCTTTCCCGGTATCTCCACGCGCACGAAATCCTGGGCAGCGAACTGGAGGCGGTGAAAGCCGAAGCCACGAAGCCGTTCCGGGTGAACCGCAAATCCGGCGTGTCCACCTACTTTGACGAGGCCATGACGCCGGCCTATCGCATGTTCGACAACGCAGAAAGAAACCTGCATCTGGCCTACTGCCAAGTCTTCGATGCTATGGAAGGCTTTCGGAGCCTTTGGCTGTTGCTGAACAAAGGATAGGGGCCAGATCGTCGAGAATAGGGGGCCGCTCCGGGTGGGGCGGCCCTTTTTCTTCTACCAAAAAACAAGAGTTAACTTGACCTGGGCCGCCAAATGGGCATTGTCTGGGCGTGAGGAAGCGAATCGTTGACCTGATCGAGAAGATGGCAGCGGGTTGCTTTGTCGGAGCGATTATCCAAGAACGGGTGTTGCCGCTGGCATGGGCTTTTACCCTCGCTGGATTATGTTTATTCCTGCAATGGAGGGCTGACAAATGAGCAGCACGTGGATATATAACCTCATCGGATTGTTCGGGATCGCTCTCGCCATTCTCTTCTTCATCCTCCCCCCTGACAAGCCCAAAAACGGCGGCGATGCCTGCGGGAATGACCACAAGAAAGCCCACTGCTAGTCACAGGGCCGCTCGAAAGCGGCCCTTTTCCGTCTCACCACGCCACCTTCGTCCCGCCCTCATAGTCCCCGTGCGCCAGCCCGGCCTTAACCAATTCCGCCGCCACGTCCACACCGCCGCAGACCGGCGTTGCGTCTATCCTGAAATATTTGTCCCGGCCGACGCCGCGCAACTCCACCGTCGAGCCAGACGGACACAAGCCGCGCACCATGTCCCGGGCCAGGACGGCCATCGCGTGAATCTCGGGCCGCTGGTCCTTCATTTCCGGCGTGTCGATTCCCCGCACCCGAATGCTGATGCCGTCGCCCAGGAGCGGATGCACGTCCGGGATAGAGACGGTCATCGTGTCGCCGTCATAGACGCTGATGACGACGGCAAACAGGTCGCCATAGGTCCGTTCGCCGGCAAGGGTGAGGGTAGGGATAAGAACAAGGGCCAGGGCCAGGAAGAAACGTGTCATGGGGCGCATTTTAGTCCTTTCGGGGCTGGTTTTGAAGTGGTAGAATAGGGGGGGGCAAAAGAGAGGTTGACATGCGTACCGTCATCGCAGCCGCCGCCGTCCTGCTCTTCGCCTCCCTGGCCTTCGCCAAAGATGAGACACACTTTTACGACGCCAAGGGACATTACCGGGGCCGGGCGACAACCAACACGGCGAACCCGCGCCAGAAGAGCCTTTACGATTCGCGGGGCAACTACTTGGGCCGCGTGATGACCTTGCCGGACGGGACGGAACGGGTTTATGATTCAAAGGGGAATTACCAAGGGAGTGGAGGGGGACACATTAAACAAAATGGGGAACAAAGAAATGGGCGTTAAGATTAGACACAATTGTGGATCATGTGGTCAAGACGATTGGGGCGTTACACTTGTAGAATGTCTTGATTTTTCAACCATAGTAGAGGACGATGGTAATTTTGGGGATACGGTCATAAAAACCTATGAAAGAGGTGTTGCGGTGACATTTAGATGCTCACGGTGTAGGCATTATCATTTTCAAACAAAGATGAGCCATGGAGAATTTGAGAAACTCAGGGCAAGCATTCTCCCGGCCAATCAATAGACCGATACTGTCCAAAGAAAAGGGAGGGCGACGGGATGGCCGCAAAATCAAAAGAAGAATTACTGAATATCGCCATCGGCATGTTGCGCGATATCGAGTGGGCAGGGCAGGATCGAGACGGCGATGCGGAGTGCTTGTTTTGCCCAAGCATGAGGGATTACGACGAGACGCACGGGGACGACTGCAAGTGGAAACTGTTTTTTTGATATGTACAATGAGACCATTGCCGCCCATAAGGCGGCCAAGAGGGATGCCCATAAGGACATGCGAGTGAGATGGGCCGGCGGCAAGTTTCCGTCGCTGGTTTGTTCAAAGGAGGGGAGATAACCACATGCCAACCCTGCCAGACTTCTCCCTCGTCATGGGGTCTATATGGCTTGATGGGGATAGTTTCCACGCACTGCCGCAGAACGGGAACGATGCGGCATCAATGCTTCAAAAGAGGGGGCAAATGACAAGGGCAAAGGCGGAGGCGATGGCAATCGAAAACATAAGAAAGGTGGCATGATGACCGGGAAACAAGAATGGGCAGTATCTGTGAGTACGGGGCCAGGGGAAATTTCGGAATTTGACGCCAACTCAGCCAGGGTGGAATACTTTGAAGCGGCTATAATCAAAGGTGAGCCGGTTAACGGTAAAACAATCACAAAACTTTCCGTCTGCCCAAGGAGTTCAGGGCTCTACGACATTAAGTACAGGTTTATTTTAATTGAACAGCCCGCTAGCGCCTAAACCGTCTCGTCAACCTCAATCGCCTTAAAACTCTCCCCGCAGTCCTCGCAGTGCAAATTCCGCACCCGCACCCGCCCAATCGGCTTGTGCGTCGTGCCCTTGTTTCCCTTTTTGCACCACCGGCCACACTGCGGGCAGCACCCGGCCTGCCGGAAATTCGACCACATGCCGGCGTGAGGGATCGACAGAGGGACGGGGGAATGGGGTTGTTGGACGGTCTGCATCAGTTCACCTCCAGGGCCATGCCCTCTTCTGTGAGCCAGCCCAGGTCCAGACTCACCCCGTATTCGTACCAGCCACAGCCAGCCCACTTTTCGAGAAGGAAGAGGCAGCGTTTCTCGGGGATGTTATGACACTCCCCCATCTCGCGCACTATGTCGCGGACGGAAATCCAATTGTCTAAGGTCCGCCCGGCCATGACCTGTTGCAGGCGCTTCAAGAAAGTCCGCGCATCCTCTTTGGTCGGGCCTGTCTTGCCAGCCATCAGTTCACCACCCCCTCGCCGCCTTCCGGTTTCACCACCGTCTTCACCCCACTACCCCCAATCAGCACGTCAAAGACCTTCGCCGCGCCGTCGTCGGGCAGTTGAAGGGCCTGCCGGGCGTTCTCCCGGGCAGTCCCGGCCTCCCGGAACATGGTCACGGCCTTGACCTCCAAAAAGGCGGCCCTTCTGTCCCAAAAATTGGCGATGGCAAGGCGCTTGAACTGCGCTATGGCGGACTTGATCGTGTCTTGCATGGGGGTCTCCTATCCCAGGGTCAGGAAGCCGCGTCCTTCGTAGACGCTCGGACCGGCATTCTTCGGCGGGGAGCCCGTCGCCCCGTTTAAGGCCATAGCTAGGGCGACAAGGCCGTCGATGCGGCCGGTGGATTTGATCTTGTCGAACTTCCTGTTTCCGGCCGGGTCTTTCTGCGCTCGCACATTCATGGCGCACATGGTTAAAACGGGGTTCATCCCGTGGCGGACTCTCCCCTCTGCCAGGGCATCCTCGAGGATCTCCACGGCCGGGTTCATGTCCTTGAAGCCTTGGCCGTGGGGAATGAGCCGCAGGCCGTCCGGCATCGGCGGCCATGTCCCGGTGTGATTCTTGGGTGGGGGTGACCAATCGACGCCCTCAATCCAGGCGTCCACGCCCTCTTCGTCCAGGGCTCGCTGCAAATCGGCGATGCGCCAGCGGTCGAACTTGATGCCGACGATGTTCATCCGTGACCGGTGTTCGGCGATGGCGCGTGCCACATAGCGGTAATCAATGGTCTTCCCGGGAACGGCAGTCAGATAGCCCTGGTCGCGCCAAAGGCAATAAGGGACCTTGTCCCGGTCGGCCCGCTCCTTTAAATTGTCGGCTGGCGTCCAGAAGAACGACAGGACGTGCCAGTTTTTTTCATGGTCTTCTGCCACATATTCAAGCGACGTGAGGTCATTTTTCCCCGAAAGGTCCAAGCCGCCGGTTACGGGCTGGTCCTCGAAAACGGAAAGGTCCGGCTCTTCGCCGTTGGCCTTCCAGACGTTGGGGGTGATGAGGTGGGCGGCCGAAGAAACCCGTTGATTAAGGCGGAGGTTGCGAAATCCGGCCTCCGCGCTCGGCATGGCCTTGGCCGTCCGGGCCGCCTCGCGCATGTCGGCTGGATTTAAAAAGTCTCCATAGGCCGGGTTTGACAGCTTCCACGCCTCTTCGTCTTCAATATCCATTTCGGGTGGCGTCTCAAAAAGAAAGCACACTACCGTGGGGTCATCGATTTCGCCACGCATGACCTTGAGGCCGTAGTCGATTTCCTGAGACAGAAGCGCAGCATCATTCTCTGCCTGAGTGGAGATGATCCACATGAGCGGTTCAAGGTGGGCGCCGCGACCCTGCGCCAGTGTGTCGTAAAATTCGCGGTCTGCCCCGAACTGTGCAAGTTCGTCGAAAAGCAGGAGCGCAGGGCCTATGCCGTGCTTCCCCTTGACCTCGCTGGACAGAGCCTTGAAAATGGACCCGTTTGTTGCAACAAGCTCCTTAGTCGCCGCCTTGACGTTGACGACGGAAGAAAGCTCGTCATCCATCTCGACCATTTGTCGGGCATATCGAAAGGTGATTGCCGCTTGCTCGCGTTCGAACGCCGCCGAATAAAGCTGTTCGTTTGTTTTGGCCTCTGGCCCGCAAAGGTGCGCCAAGACCACACCAGAGACGATAGGTGTTTTCCCGTTTTTTTTGGCGACGGAGTAGATAACCTTGCGGACGACACGGTGCCCGTATTCGTCAACAGGATTGTAGACGCGCCGAATTATGTCAGTCTGCCAGTTTCTAAGCCGGAACGGCTGTCCCTGGTGCATTCCCTCGGGCACGCACAGGCTATTCATGAATCGGACAACCTTGTCGCCCCTGTCCGATTGGTAAATGTTCAACCCTTGCCCCCGAACATGAGCCCGGAACGGCCGGACGGGGTGGCAACCGGCTTCTCTTCCTTGCCCGCCTGCTTCGGTGACATTCTGGAATTGGCGCACAGGCGCAGGGCCACGGCCAGGGCTTTCATGGTCCCGTCCGCCGCCGTGCCGATAGCGATAGCCGGGTGGGCTTTCGTGGAGCCGGTCGCCGTTGGGACAATCATCCCCTCTACCGCCAAGGACTGTTCCGCCTCGACGGCACGGGCATACGCCTCGCAGTACCGGCGCAGAAGGGGAAGGTCGCCGGCCTTGAAGTGGTCGGCCGGGTAGTCCTCGACCACCAGCTTCCACATTTCCTTCGCCACAGGGCTCATCCCGGAGAACGGCTTGACGCGCTCCACGGGGCGTTTGCCCACCTCGGGGACGGCGGCGAGTGCCTGCTGCGGTTTTGGTCCTCGTTTACCCATGGCCGACCTCAACTTTTCCTTGCGTTAAAACGAAATTTTTGGGATAAAATGACCGGGAAAAGCACCCCAAAAGCCAGACGAAACTCTACGTGATTGGGCCACATCGGTTTCCAGCCCAACAACCCCAAAGATTACACCACCCTATCCCTGTAGCACGGATGCGCCGGGTCAATCGGCATCCCATCGGGTCCGCACCCTCGCCGCACCCACGGCCGCCCCTGTTTGTCGGCGACGGTCTTGCTCTTGTGGCAGGCCCCGCAGGCCGAAGCGAGGTTGTCCCAGGCCCAAGGGTCCCCGCCGTTGTTGATGGCCTGTTTGTGGTCCACCTCGGTTGCGATGGCCTGAGCCTGCTGGGGGCAATACTCGCACATGGGGTTCGCCCGCAGCTTGGCAGCCCGCAGTTTGCGCCACCTAGCCATGTTGTAGGGGTAGCCTCCGCTCATCTCCCCACCTCCTGCATCGCCCTTGTCTCCCCGCTCCCGCACCATGGGCACCGGCCCCTGCCAGCAAGCGCGCCCAACACCGAAACCGTGAACACCGTCCCGCACCCCACGCACCAGCGGTGTGACTTGGCCCGAGCCCAGCACACGGTCATATCCTCGGCCGGGTCGAGGTAGACGGGCTCACGGTCCAGCATTATCGACCCTCAAAAACATAGGCCGGCACAGGTGCTACCCGGCCATCGATCCGCTGCACCAGCTTGCGCCCCACCCTACATAGCCCGGCGGCTAGGGCCTGCTTGATCCTGCGCCGAGTCAACTCGGGAGACATGCCGGTCTGCTCCATGATCTCGGCCGTGGTATAGCCATCGCCTCCGACCTGAAACGCGAGACCGGCAAAGAGAGCGTCGAAGTCCATGGTCACGCTTTCACAGCACGCGGACGAGCCGACCGAATCTTGAGTATGTGCGGCATCCATGTGTAACTCCCGTTGTCGGCCACATCGAAATGCACGAGGCCATAATGGACCAGCCCCGAACACTGCCGGGAACCGAACTTGCTGCCCATTCCCTGGAGGGCGGGCAGGGTCATAGCGAGATAATCAGCGTCCCCATTGAACGCGAAATAGTGGACGTGGGATCGTAGGATGACATTGGCCTTCGGGGCTCCGTCCTGCTCGGCCCAAAGCTGGTTCCACAGCCGCTCCCGGGCCATGGCAGTGTGCCGGCCGTGCGGGACCTGGGACGATCCCACCTTGTGCTTGGCGTCGAACACGCAGCCGTTGACGTCCACCCATTCGTGCCCGCCAATGGATGCGCCCACCTTGTCGGCTACTATCTCCTCCATGTCCTCGCCGTCGGCCGAAACATGATAGGGCGTTCCGTGGGTGCAGACGATCCGCCCGGCCTTGACCTCACGTATGCAGGCGGCGGCAATGTCTGCCTGAGCGCGTAGGTCGGACGTGACAAGCTCGGTCCCTCCCGAGCGAGAGCCCTTGCCGTCGATCATGTCGCCGTTGACCAGGAGCACATCCACGGGCTGAAGGGCGGCTATCGTGCGCTCGTACCAGCTCCAGCACTCCCGTTGCATGGCTCCACGTGCCTGCATGTAGTCCGGCCCCATGCCGGCACGGTACTGCCAAGCGGGAGGGGTGAGGCCGGCGAAATGCCCGGCGTGGATATCGCCCATGGCAACCACGCGCTTCATCTCGCGCACCTGCGGCGCCTGACCGGGCGGGCCTCGCGGTCCCGCTTAAACTCGTCCAGCGACCTCGGCCCGTCTCCCCTGCCGTCCTGGATCATGGGCGCGGCGTGCGCTGCGGTGGTGCACCCATGGCCCATCTGATGGTCCACCAGTGACCCATCCATCTCTCCATCCTGTATATAGGGGGGCCGGAATTTGTAGACCGTGGCCCGTGGCGTCCTGTGTCGCTCGATCACCCCTTTGCCGATCAGCCCGGCAATGGAGCGCGTGAGCTGCCCCAGGCTGAGCCGCGTCCGGGCCTGCATCGTGGCCCGCTTGAGCCAGACCGTGCCCGTGGATTTGTCGGCAGCGAGTGCCATCATGAGTCCCACCAGTGTCTCATGCGGCGACAGGTCCGCCCTGGCTTGGACCATAGCCGCGAGGGCGATGCCGAGGGATGCCACACGCTACGCGACCGCCTTATACCGTCGCTCGACCGTCCGCCAAAAGTGCCGCAGGAACGAATACGTAAACCTCTCGGCTCCCCTCCGGTCCTGGGCGAAATAGAACGTCAGGCGGTACCGGCACATGAACGCCACCACCGACTCATAGGCGGCCTGGGGATTGAGCTTGGACCTGTAGTTGCCCGTGACCAGATCGGACAGCGGCGACTCGACGACCACGGCCGCAGCCTCATGCCCCCGCAACCGCTCAAGCTCGTGCTCGAACCGCTCTCGCTCCCGCCCCAGGCACGCCACCAGATCGGGCAGGCTCTTGCGCTCGACGGCCACCAGCGATTCCAGGCCCGGGATGGAGTAGTCGCCGGCTTGGAGCGTGCCGGCCGTGATCTCGACGTCGTAGCCGGCGAAAGAGAAGGGGGCCTGCTCCCGCGTGTCCACGATGATCCGCATAACCGGCCGCCTCACAGGTCACACTTCTCGGCGCCGGCCAGGAGCTTGCGCGAAAAGATGGAGAGGAGTTGCGGCCCGGAGAATCCGGCCATGCCCACGATCCCAGCCTGAATCCCGCCGGGGATGGACGTGGACTCCAGGAGGAGCCAGGTCACAAACCCCGCGAAAAACGCCGTGACCGCCCCGATGACCACGTCGAGGAGCAGCACGCGGAGAGGACATGCTTTGCGCTTGTGAGCGATGAGCGCCCGGACGACACCCCCGAGAACAGCCAGGCCAACAGCCGGCAAGGCCTCCAGCCAGTGGTACAGAGAGGCCAGCCAGTCAGGCAGAGCAGGGGAGGGCGTCGGAACGGGGCTCATTGTTTCGCTCCAAAAAACTGCGCTCCGCACTCCCGCACGGACCTGTAAAATATGGCTGCCCCGGCCATACGGGCCGATTCGAGTGGACCGCCAGCCTCCAGGACAGTGATGCAGATATTGAGGTAGAGCCGGATGTCGTCCTCAAGCCGCTTCGCCTCGTCCCCGCCCTCGCCATAGCCCCAATCGTGGATATTGCACGGCTCTGTGATGCACAGGCCAAACAGATGGTCGGGGATGAGGTCCACGCGCCAACCGCCCGGCCCGCACCCGTTGACGACGGCGGCGCGCTCGGCCTGGCTGGCTGCGAGGTAGGACTCGGGGGCGAGGAGATTCATTTCGAGGCCACCTCCGCAATCGCCGTCACCCTGGCCCGTGCCCGGCCGTACAGATCGAGAGCCGCCAGCAGGTCGCCGCGGGTGGCCACGGCTTCCAGGTCCACGATGTCAGCCCGCAGGTCAGCCAGGCCCGGAACGGCTCCCTTGGCCTGCAACGCCGTGTAGCTGGCCCACAGCCATTCGACGCCGGCCGCGATCCTGGCCGGCAGCGTGGACACGGCTTCGGTCGCCTGGACCCCGTCCGGCCCGGAGGAGGCGGGGGAGCGGCCCCCTCCGGTGGACGTGGCGGGTGGGAGGATGCACCCTGGCAACGCGAGATATGCGGCGAGGAGAGCGAGGCAGACGCGGCTACGCATTGCGGCCTCCGATGGGCCGGGCAGTGACGCGGCCCCACACGGCCAGCGAGGCCAGGGCCGTGGAGATGAGCGGGGAGAGGTCGGGGACGGTGTAGATTTGGCCGCCGATGCGGAGGGCGACGTCCCAGGCGTTGGCCCCGAGCAGTTGCAGCCCAAGCATCCCGAGGACGCCATAGATGGTCTTGGACTTGGCCAGGGCCTTGAGGACGACGGTCAGCCGAGAAACATCCGGTAGACCCGGCTCCACCGCATCGCCCATCGTCGTGCCGTCGCCCGGGACATCCGACAGTCCACCAGTCGGCATTCGAGGTGCAGGGGGTTCAGTCGGTGCTGGAGCCAGGACCGCAGGCGCTTGCACATTGGCGACCTCCTGCACGTACTTTATCAGGTCAGCCGTCCGATTCGCCCATCCATCGGCAAATACGGCAAGGGCCGGCTTCGCGGCGATGAGGCGCTTGTAAAAGGCTTCGCGCTCTTGGACACAGCGCAAGGCAAGCAGTTCGTCGTCCAGAGCCGCCACCCTGGCCCGCGTCTTCGGACCGAGCTTGCCGTCTTCGTCGATCTTTTGGCCGTCGAAGGCGTTACAAGCCGCCTGGAGCAGAAGGACGGCACGGCCGCGGCCACAGTTCACCGAGGCGTCATAGTGGGCGATGCCGGTCAGGGCGGGAAACGAGTCGAGGTCTTGGCAGGTCCAGAATTCTTGCTTGAGCAGGGCGGATGCGGCGGCCGGGGTCAACGCCCGGATGTCGTCGGCGTCAATATCCCCGTCGCCGTCGACATCATGCCCCTGGGCGCGGAGAAACTGGAAAGAGACGCCGTATTTTGTGACGCCCCCCGGGTCGGCCTTGTTGTCGGATAGGCCGCCCTCCCATTTTGTGCGGAATTTGTCGGCTTCGGTGAAACCCATGCGGCCCTCCCAAATCCCGGACGGGCCGGGCGGATGGGCCTAATTCTACTCCCGCTTTTTGGGCTCCCTCAGCCAGCGACAGCCACAGGCAACCACCGACAAGAATTGGCTATTGACAAGTTTCAAAAAACTTTCACGGGCCACTTGACAGTCTCCGCTAGAGTAGCTACTGTCTACTCAACGGCGGACGGGATTGGCCCGGAGCAAAACCGAAAGGAGACCACCATGAGAGCCATCGAAAACACCAGCGGCACCTACCTCGTGATCGGCAATCGCGGCCTCGGGATCGAACTCCAGGTTGTGGGCGAGTGGGCCACCCGCGAACAGGCTCAAATGGTGCTTGATGGCCTCAATATGGCCGCCGGGTACTGGTACGAGTTGTTCATTTTGGCCCCTGGCGAGTCCACCACGTTTGACCCTGGCCTTGAACTCGCGCCTTACGACGACACGGCATGCCACAACAAGCCCGGGGATTTTCTTTTCGATCCTACCGCACCCCTGGCCTAGCCGACCCCAAAGGAGCTCTCCATGGTCACCAACACGACAGACCTCCCCGACAACCTGGACGACCTCAAGGCCCTGCGCAACTCCACAATGTCGGCCTACATCACGGCCCGAGAGGCAGAGCAGGAACGGAACGACGAAGAGGACTACACCCCCGGCGACAGTGCCCGGCTGATGGCTACCCTGCGGGTCATTGATGCCAAAATTCACACCATGCCGAAGCCTGCACCAATAGAAGAACCGATTATTGATCCAAACAACGAGATGACATGGCCGTCCATGCAAAGTGGACTGGTTACTGTAGAAATGGCGTATCTCATGGGGAGACACGCGGCTGTTACTCCTGGCTGCATCCACCCGGATCAAGGCGAAAAACATGGCTTTTTTGGTCCAGTAACCAGCGCATATCGGAGAGGATGGGAAGACGCAACAAAGACAAACGGGCAGGGGGAATGAAATGTTACACGAGATTGATGGATATGAATTGATTCCGGATAGCTGGGGCCACGCCGACAAAATAAACAACATCCTCATTGCGAACAACATAAAAAATAAGGCTATTCAAGTTTGTGCTAGATATAATTACACCACAGTTTATTGGATGTGGGTCACGTTTGGCGACCACCATTTTATTCGAGAGGCCATCGACAAGGCAGTTAATGCGCTGCAAGAGAAATTCGGTCCTGGGTTGCCCGTACACAACAATTACGAACTAGCCAAAACCCTTGTCCCCTCCAACGCTCAACCCCCTCAGAGGTAATATCATGACCCGCGCACAAGCCTTCGGAAAAATTTACGCCATCATCGAAAAAATCACCGCCGGCCGCGTCAAAAACGCCGAAGCATTCTTCCCGGCCCCGGCTATATTCCTGGGCACCTACGCCCGGCAGTACATGGAGGCGGGAGAGCCCGGACTTGACCTCTGGGGCGAGGCCATGGAGGCCCTGGAGGCCAGCGATTTAACCAAGCCCCTCCTCCTGGCCGAGCAAGGTGATTTTTGGATCGGGTACTATGCCGCCAAGCACGCGTTGCGCCTGCCCGGGAAGAGCCTGAGCACCAAGGAGACGGCAAAAATCCTCGGCATCGACGCTGCCACGGTCAGGCAGCAACTCGCGGCCGGGCGGTTCCCCGGGGCGACGAAATTCGGGCGGGACTGGCAAATCCCGTCCGGAGCCGTGGCCGAGTACCGGACGAAAAGCGCGAGGCAGGGGACGGTGGACGATGTTGACAGGGACGTGCCTGCCGAGTAGCAACGCCCCGCTTCGGCGGGGCTTCTTTTTACTGCCTCACCCTGCGCCCCTGCTGCTCCACCCGCCGCTGCTTGGCCCACTCCACAAGCTCGTCATACACGGCTCGCCAGACCCCGTCCTCCTTCCAGGCCGGCAACCCCCCGTGCGCGACCAAGGCCGGGATGGTCTCCCGGCCGTAGCCTATCTCCTCGCTGATTCGCTTGGCACTTTTGACAATTACCGGCATACACTCCCCCGTCCGGCTACGCCGGCACCTGCTTGATTGTCCACTTTCCGCCCTTCCACTGCGCCCACGTAAACCGCACCTCCGGGAACCGCTGCGCCGCCCACTTGACCTTGATGCGGCTGTCTTCCCACACCATTTTGCCCTTGACCTCATGCACCTCGGTCAGCCCGTTGGCGAGGACCACCCACCAGTCCGGCGTGTACCGGCAATCCCGGGCCAACTCGAACGTCTTCCCCTCGAACTCGCACCCCACAATCTCCCCGGTCAGGATGCGCGGGAGGAGGTAGGTCTCGTGGTAGCGGCGCTCGGTCAGGTTCGGCGTACCCCTGGCGACCGTCGTTTTGCCCGATTCCTGCCCCGTGGCTGCGTTTTTGGGGGTGGACCCGATACGTTGTCCATTTTCGACTCCACCCCCACCTAAAACGGGCGATTTGACGGGATGCGCGTTTGCTGCCCTGGTCATCCGTTCGTGCCAGCGGGCAAAGCCGCCGGCCGCGTGGATCTCGGAGACGGAAACGCGCACCCCGGGCATGGCTAGTCCACCTCGAACGCGGCCTTGAACTTGATCCTGACCCCGGCCGGGATCGTGAGCGGCTCCCCGGTTCTGGGGTTGCGGCCCTGGCGTTCCTTGGTGGCCACCGGCGTGAACGTGCCGAGGCACGGGAATTTGACGGACTCACCGGCCCGCATGGTGGCCTCGACCATCTGCCCGGCCAGGGCGAGACAGTTTTTCGCGGCGTCCTGGGTCATGCCGGATTCCGTGGCAAAGCGTTTGATAAATTCGGTCTGGGTCATGGTCTTCCTCCTGCCGGCTCACGCCGGGCTAATGTTGTTTTCGTCGTGCCTGTCCGTCACGTCGTAAGCAGTGACCACCGTCAAAGACTGCGTGTTGACGACAAAGCAGAACCCGTTCCAGGCGTAACGCACCGTCTTGTGGTCCATGTGCGTTTTCTTGCCACACACCACGGCGATTTCGGCCAAATGCAACGAGATATTACGCTGGTTCATGCGCTTAATCGCGTGGTCGGTGTAGCGGAGGGACATTACGCCACCAGTCCGCCGGCTTTTATTGCCTCGCAAACCTCGTCCCTGGCATCCACGACGGCCACGATGAGGTCGCGCATCGTCTCCACGTTCTCTCGGTCAGCCCGCAGGTTGTCGCCCATCATGCGTTCCAGGACAGCCTTGGCCGCACCTTCCAGCGTGGCGAAATAGGCGTGATCCGACTCGTATTCTTCGCCGGCCTTCTTCGAGACACGCACACGGGAAATTTGATACCCCGGGTCTGTGTAGTCGATCCTGTGGTTTCCGATCCTGACTGGCATGGCTCTAATTCCTCTCAGGAGGCTTGTGGCTGGACGTTTGCGGGGTCACCCTATGTCCAGGCCGTTTTTTGTGGAAAAGCGAAGCAGCGGCCGCTACAGGGCTAAAACGGCACGTCCGACATTTCGCCCCCCGGCATCGCGTCCATGCCGCTGGCCTCGCTCGGGAATCCCTGCCGCCCCGCGCCCTGATTCCCCCTGGCCGGCTGGCGGTCCTGGGGCTGGTCGTCCTTGTCCGGCCAGTCGATGGGCGTCACGCCCATGCCCGGAGAGTTGACCAGGACCTCCGTCTGGTAGTGCTTCTGGCCGTCTTTCTCCCAGGTGCGCGTGGCCAGTTTCCCCGCGACGTAGATACGAGTCCCTTTACGCAGCCACTTTTCGCAAAATTCGGCCTGCTTATCGAAAGCCTTGACCCGCACCCACTCGCATTTTTCGACCTTGTTCCCCTCGCGGTCCTTGTACGATTCGTCCACAGCAACGCTGATCTCCATGACCGGCGTGCCGCTTTGCAAGTAGGTCATCTTGAGACTACCAATACGTCCTATACACTCATAACGGTTTAAAGACACCTTAGATTTCCCTCCATATTTCATTGTTTATTATTTTATAAATATATCCAATTCCAATATTAAAAATGCTAGATATCTCCACGCAAGACAATCCACTCTCCCTGGACTTCCTTATTGCTCTGGCTATATCAATGTTTAATCTTAGTGATTTTTTATTCCTAGCATTTACCGTTGGACTTACCCACCTGCAATTAAATGGCGAATAGTTCCCATCGCCGTCTATTCTGTCAAGCTGTAATCCCTCGTTATAACCGCTCGACATTGCCCATTTCTTAAAGACATCGAAGTCATGCCATTCCGGGCACACCGTTACTCCTCTCCCTCCATATCTTGGCCAGCTTTTGTGAGATTTATTGAGACATCGTGCTTTCATTGATCTCCAAACGGCATACACCCTCGTGTCGCTATCGCCATGCTTGGTATGGGCAGAAGATATAAATTCACCCCTCTTGCAGCCGCATGATAATTGTCTTTTGCCTGTAGATATATCTGTCTCGACTACATTTTTGCAAAAATCACACTGGAAAAGGCCATAATAAATCCACCTTTTCCCAGAAGATGTTTTTTTAGAACGCGTACGCTTGATAAGTTTCATTTTTTATCTTCCCACTCGGCCGATGCACTCGTAGCGATTCAGGTCTGCCATCTATCTCCCCTCCCGCCACCAGCGGCGGCATCGTTCGGTCCATTTGCATTCCGCCACCTGTGCCAGTGGCTTGGCCTTACCCGCCTTCCCGTCCCAGTAGACCGACCCATGGCACAGGCCACCTGTGGCGCAAGGGATGGTGGGGACTTTGTCGCAAGGCTTGGTCACTGGAGCCTCTTGCCCCGACACAGAGCGTCAAGGATGCGCCGAGCCCCAGCGATGTTTCTTTCCGCCTGTTCGTCCTCGGGAGTATCCCACGCAGGCAGCGCGACCATTTCATGGCAAGGCGTGGCTTCGGCCAAAACCTTATCCGCCGCCATCAAATCGGCCGTAGTCGGCAGAAAGCTGGAAAGCTTGCGATGCTTGCGGCAGGCCAGGGCAAACCGTTCCGACGTCCACCGCTCCTCCACGAGATCGTCATGCAGAGCAGCGCTAAGCACGGCCAGTTCCTCCCGTGACTTCTGGCAGGAGTTCGCCAGCCGCAGGTTGAAAAACTGCATCGCCTGCCACACGTCTTGCTTCGTCAACGCTTCCATTCCCGCCCCCTGTCATGCCCATGGCCTGCATAAGCTCGATTGCCGTTTTCTTGCTCTCCTCGCGCCGATGGTCCTGGTACGTCCGGGGTTGCGCCTGCCCGGGGCTGGCCCGGGCCGCCATGTTCCCGCCCTTGTTCTGGTCACGATCAAGCCAGCTTGTAATAAAACGCTTGATGCCCTTGGCCGTCTTGAGGCGCTTAGAATCAGCCGAGAGCCAGCCCTTCATGCTGCGCAAGGCCTGCAACACGTCCACGGCCGGATAGAGGGGGGAAAGCTCGTCCACGTAGTCCTGGCGGACCTCGAAGACCTTCGGTTTGCCGTAGGCGTCTTTGCCTGCAAGGGGTAAAGTCCCAACCAACTTCGGCAACTCGGCTGGTGGCTGGCCGGAAGGTGGCTCGGCCACCTCCGGGCAAGAACCTGACCGAAGGGAAGGTTCCTCTTCTGGTCGGTTGGTAGGTAGGTAGGTAGGGGCATTCCTGTCGGCATGCTGGTCGCATGCTGCCGGCATGCTCGGAGCATCTGCTTTGCATCCGGAGGGCTTTGCCGGATTCTTCCCCCACCTGGCTTCGGCCGCGTTTTTGGCCTGTTGGCTCCTCTTCGGGGCCTCGATGACGAACGGCTGGTGGTCCTCCCAGTCATGGAGCCGGTAGACGCCATCCTCGCCCTGGTCGAGGAAACCACTCTCCATCATGGCCGAAATGAACTTTTCGGGGTCATCCTCCCACCCGGCTTCCAGGGCTACGTCCATGGCGTCCATGCCGGCCAGGACTCCGTCCGGGTGGTTGGTAGCCGTATTGATCCACAGGTCAATCAGGTAGTCCGTGGAGCCGGCCCCGAGGAGCATCCGCAGCTTTCGGCGCTTGCGATGGCCCTTGAAGCTGACCGCGATGCGAATGTCCGTGTTCGTGTTCACCTACGGCAACCTCCACCCCTGTGACGGGGCCATGCTCGGCCGATCATCAAACCCGTCCATGCCCCGCAGCCGGTAGGCCAACAGCGTGAGACAGTTCCAGGCGGCGTGGGCAAGGTGGTGGATTCCGTCGTCCGGGTCATTCTCCTCGCCGCGCCAGAAGGCCCACAGGTGGCGCATAAGGGCCGCGAAGATGCGACCGAAGGAAATGCCCTTGGCCCAATTATTGTCGCCGTAGCGGGCTGCTCCGACCGAATACACGCGCACCAGCTCTCCCAGGGCGTCAGGGGGCACGAGGTCGTAGCGGAGCTTGCCGGAGTCGTCCTTCCGGCCCTCGGTCCTGGCCAGAGCGGTGATGTGGGGGGATTCGGTGGTCATGACGCGGCCCCTTGTCCATGATCCCGCAAAAACGCCCGCAACTCATCCGTCACCAGCAAGCGCCACCCGCCATTTCGCCGCGCCCTCGGCAGTCCGGCCTCCCGGATGAGCCGGGCCAGAGCCGGCACGCCAGATAGATTGACGACGCGCGGGACGGCGTTGATGGCGACGACCAATTTGGACAGGGGGATCGACTCCAGGTCCGGGCGCTGGTCCAGCATCCGAGTCACGACGATAGCGAGCCCGGTGGATCGCGGCAGGGTGCCCGGGGGAGGGACGCGCTTGACCGGCTTGGCGAGGAGCTTGACTACCCGGGCCTCGATCGTGCGGACCTCCTCCAGGACCGCGCGCAAGTCTGGCCGGCGCATGTCCTCAAGCCGGCCCATGGAGCATCCGCCGTCGCGTGTGCACGTCTTGTCCCCGGCCCGGAACATCGCCACGCACTCGGCAGGAGAGACCCGTCCCATGCCCCGGCAACAGTCCGCGGCAAGGCCCCTGGCCCGGCGTGAGGCCTGTGCCTCGGCTTTCGCGCCGGCCCGGTTGAGCGTGCGGGTGGTCTCCATGGGCTTGTAGGGGTCCGAGGTCCCGAACGTGACGCTCATGTCCATTACCGCACCCTCCGCGCCATCTGGTCGGCCATCCGGCGCTGCTGCTCGTTGAGGATTTCCGTCCCACGCCGGCAGGACAGGCAGGGGATGGAGTCGCACAGGATGGCTTCCCGGCAGTGGGCGTGCAGGCCGGGTCCGGCGGGGGCGTAAGGGCAGGTGGTGGGGTGGGTGGTCATATATTCTGCTCCGAAACTTCCGTTTCGCACGTGCAGACCGTCTTGCTGACCCACTTCCCGGCTGTAAAAATCTGCCCTGCAATGGGCTCCAGGTTCGCCATCAGCTTGTCGCTGGATTCCCGGACGCTTCGAGCCCGCTTCATCATCACGTTGGCCTCGCTGGCGTTGATCTTCCCGTCCGCCAGGGCCTCGCCGGTCGCATGGGAAAGCTCCCCAAATGCAGCCGAGAGGGAGCAGAACTGCGAGGGGATGGACCTGTGCCCGCCCGAGGTGGCCGTTGCCGGCTCCAGCTGCGCCAGCATCCAATCCAGGAGGAAGCGGTTGCCGAGCGCGTTGCAGATAGCCACCACTTCCAGGATGTCGGGCAAGCGGTCCTGGTGTTCGGCAAAAAGCTTTTTCGCCACGGACTCGTGAATTTCCATCCGCACGGCGATTTGTTTGAGTGTCAGCCCGGAAAGCAATTTCGCTTGCTGGATTGCGGCCCCGACCGGCATCACTTTCAGGTCAAGTTCCATAATAAACCCCGCCATTCCCTTTAGTTCCTTGAGGTTGCAACGCACTCGGCTATGGTTTGAGCATGCAAACCCTGAATGTATCCGTCGAAAAGGACGCCGCCGGCCTGCTCGTCACCATTGTGTGCGTTGACCGAGCGGCCGCCCATTTCAGGCGCTTCCGCCGGCCGACCGGGACCAGCCGGGCGGAGATCGTCCGCGAGGCCGAACGGATGGCCCTGGAGCGATGGCCTGGCGGAATCATGTGGCGGCTGGCTCTGCCCCTGGGAGACTGCGGCCATGTCGAATGACCGGTGCGGCCAGTGCGCCGAGTGGGGCAGCGTGTACCAGGGCCGCCGGGACATAGACGGCACATGGCTCAAGTGCTGCTTGGCCGCCTGCCGGATCGTCCGGGAGGATGAGGAGGCGTGCGACAAGTTCACGCCCGCCCCCGCCCGGAAAGTCCCGCGAGGATGAGGCCGAAAACGACGCCCGCCCAAAAAACACAGAGGCAGAACGCGGCCATGAGCCAGCCGTTCGGAGCGCAGACGGGTTCCATCACGCCCCCACTCCCTCTTCCTCTTCCGTCCGCCGCATCCCCGGGTACGGGTCCGGACACCGGCTGTGGACGTCCACGAAATCGCGGTAGGCGGGGCTGTCCAGGGCCGCGCCGACAAGAGGAACGCCGCAGGACGTGCAGGTGGTCGTCAGGGTGCGGGCGTCATGGACTAGGTTTCGATGGAGAGCGGGGGCGGGGGAGTCGGGGGCTGGGGCCGGGCGGCGGTCACCGTAGAGAAAGGGCCAAAGCTTTTTGATTGTCCGATAGCTCGGGCTGGCCGAAGGCTCATTTAGAAGCCGCCAGATGGTGGCCTGAGGGATACCAGTCCGACGGGCTATTTCTGAATCAGAAATCCCGGATACCTTGACGGCTCGGAGGTCATTTATGATGTCCATGCGGCCCTTCTACCCATTAACGGGTAACATGTCCACATCAATTTGCCAAACTTGGGTACGACAAGAAAAGAGGCTTCCGATAGGTAGGGACAGGAGGCCGTCTATGCCGTTTCTTGACGAAATCCAGGCCCTTTTGGACAGATATAGAGGGAACCAGTCTGAGCTTGTCAGGCTGACCGGGGTCCCACAATCCACGCTCAACCGACTGTTTAAGGGGACTGGATCGCCAAAAGCGGATATCTTGGCGAAAATCTTGGACGCCGTTGGGGCAAAGCTGGTTTTGCCAGGAGAGCGGCCGGAGACCACCCGGGACGTCTGCTGGGTAGACGCCAAAATCGTCTCGGCCGGCGACGGACAACCCTTGCCCCCTTCGGAAAACTACTTCGCCGTTCCTCTCGTGGGTGAGGCGGGGGCCGGACCGGGCGTCATGTCGGATGACGTGATCAAGTCGTGGGTCCTGGTCTATCGCCACCAACACGCGGTCAGATTGAAATCGAATTTGCTGGCCGTGGAAATTGGCCAGGGAAGTACGTCCATGGAACCCCTGCTACACCCTGGCGACATCGTTTTGTGCGACCGGGACGACTTCAAGCCGACCAAGCCAGGCGGGATATTCCTGGTCAGAGAGCCGGGACAGCACGGCGGGGCCAAGATCAAGCGGGTTTCCATCAAGCCCGTTGACCATGACCTGCTCATCACGTTCTACAGCCAGGACACCGTGAATAGTCCGCCGGAGACGTTCAGCTTGAGGGGAGACTACAACGACAACATCACTGAGGCCATCATCGGACGATGCGTTTGGGCTTGGCAAGATATTACGGGGAAGTGAATATGAATCAATTTCAAGAGAAAGTATCAGAGGCGTTGAATAGTAAAAACGCCCTTCTTCCCTGCCCAAGGTGCGGGCACGATCAATTTTCAGTTCTAGACAGAGAGGCATATATACCACTGACAAAGAAAAAGTCCGAAAAGAAAAGCCCCATACATTTTGCCATTCCAATTATAGCGGTTGTTTGTGAGAATTGTGGATATTTGGCGATGCACTCTACGTTAGCCCTGGGGGTCCAAGACGATGGGTAAGGTTTTGGGCGATGGGAGCCGTTTTGCTTTGGCCGGCCAAGGAGGTAGCGGCCTTGACTCCTCGGGCGGAGGTGATAATTCTGGGGGTATGGAAGCCAGAATTACCCGCCTGGAAACTTTGGCCGAAGTCACCGAAAAGGCCCTTACTGACATAAGGGGTGATCTCCTGGAAATTCGGCAAGATACGAAAGAAATACGAAAAGATCTTGGCAACGCCAAAATCTGGGCCTTGATTCTTTTTGGCGCAGGGTGGGTTAGCCTCGTGGGCATTGTGGCCAGAGGATTTGGCTGGCTAAAATAGTTCGCACCCGAAAGGGTGTCTAAGTCCTTGGGGTTCGTCCGCAAGGCCGCCACGCACCGGGTTTGCTGCCCAGCGCGGCGTCAGTAAGGCCCGCCCCGCGCGGGCCTTTTCTTTTCCTGACCAACCAGCTATCAAATTGACATGAAGCACCACATCTACCTCGCCGGCCCCCTGTTCACCCATGCGGAGCGAGCCTACCTCTCCGCCCTCCGCGACCGCCTGCGTCAGAATGTCCCCGCCGTCGTGACGTGGCCGGGCGACCTATTCGATGATGCCCATCTTGCCTCTCTCGGACCAAAGGCCAAGGAACACATTTTTCAGCGGTGCCGCGATGCGATCCATGAGGCTTCCCACATGATAGCCCTCTTGGACGGCCCTCAAGTGGACGACGGCACGGCCTGGGAGATCGGCTACGCCTATGCCAAGGGTATCCCCATAATAGGGCTCCGGACCGACTTTCGGCAGGCAGGGGACACGCCCACCTCCCTGGCCAACGCCATGATCGAGTGCAGCTGCGTGCATATCTACCGATCCGCCGACGATCTGCTGACCGCCCTGACCGGGTAGCCGATCAGCCGACCACGCCCCTCGCCCCGCTTGGCTCTAGCCCGGCGGGGATTTTTTTTGGATTTAATACCCATATTCGGGTATTAATTTCTTGCATTGCTACCCAAGTTTGGTTAGATTCCATCTCAACGAACGCCACCCCAACCCCCAACCCGCTGCGGCCCCGGCCCAGCGCCAGTACGGGGCGGGCGGCGGGACGAGAGAGCCGACCAGCGACCAGAAGCAGCCCTGAAGGATAAGCCCCGCGAGGGGAACCCGGGAACGGGAAAATCCACGGCACAGCCGGAACAATGCAGGGGTTGGGAAGCGGAAGGCGGACGAGGCGGCCAGGGCGCGGCCCGGCAACTTGTAAGAAAAACTTTAACGTTCACCGATCTTTGAAAATTGACGCCTTCAGCGGTCAGCCGGAACCACCCCGGGGAGACTAGAGGCGATGTAACAACCAACACCGGGGCGACCGTCAAACGTCGCCCTCGGGACTGACCTCGCGCATGGTGCGGGGTTTGACCGAGGAGGTGGGTATCATGACCGATTTCCCAAAGATTGATTTCGACGCGCTGTGCCCCACCAGCAAGGCTGAATTGGGGAACAGGATGATTCAGACCGTCAACGCCCGCGACCTGCACAGGGCGCTGGAGGTGGGCCGGGATTTCTCGAACTGGATCAAGGATCGGATCGAGGAGTACGGGTTTGTTGAGAACCAGGACTACGTGAGGTTTACGCCAAAACTGGCGAAAACCTCCCAGGGCGGCCGGCCGCCCATCGACTACCACGTCACCTTCGACATGGCCAAAGAGCTGGGCATGGTCGAGCGGACGCCAGTCGGCCGAGCGATACGCCTCTACTTCATCCGCAAAGAGGAGGAGGCACGCAGCCGGTTCGTTGACGATCACGTCCAAGCCAAGCTGGCGCTTTACCTCGCTGAGGAAATCCGCCCCTGGCAGAAGGTATTCCCTGACCAGCTTTGGCAGGAGTTCGCCCGCCTGACCGGCCACGAACTGAAAGGCAGTCAGCGCCCCATGTATTGGGGAAACCTCGTCAACGAATTCATTTACGGTTTCCTTGATGAGGACGTGAAGAACTGGCTCAAGGAGAACGCCAGATCGAGCCGCTACAAGCGTTTTCACCAGCGCTTCAATGAAGACTTTGGCCTGCACCGCCTTGTTTCCCACATTGGCGTCGTCGTTGGAACGGCTAGGAACAGTTTTTCCATTTCTGACCTTCGCAACAGACTTGAACTCCAGTTTAGCAATAAGCCGGCGCAACTCTCTTTTTTCATCCCGCTGCCGGCCGCACAACAGAGCAGCAAGGGCGCAAACTAGTTCGCAACCTCCCAGGGGCCGCGCTCGTGGCCCCCACGGAGCTTTCGAGCCCCAATTTCCCCGTCAGTAGCGCAGCTTGGTAGCGCACTCGCCTTGGGCGCGAGGGGCCAGAGGTTCAAATCCTCTCTGGCGGACCAAATCTCCACAAGCTTCCAAACAAGCCACGCCGCGCCAGGGTTAGCGCGGCCTTGGAGATGGAGCGAAGCAATAAGACCTCCGCCGAGCTGCTTGGCCAACAGTAAGCCGGCATGTCTCGCTCCATCCCCCCCTGGCTGCGAATTGAAAGGGCGCAGTCAGGTTGTTGGACCATCGCTACCCGGCACGTCACGCCGGGACCGCAGTTATGGGCGGTTGGCTAGGGCACACGTCACCGTCCACGCACGGACGGGCCTCCCGGGGAGGCTGGCAGAGGCGCACGTCATCCCGCGCCCGGTAAACGCAGAAAGGAGAATCCTCGCAGCCGGGCGCAGGGATGGGGTCAGAGGTGAGGGAGTGGGTTTTGCCGCCCTCTCACCCCTGGCCGAGAGGTGACGCTCAGACCAGGAATCAGCACCAAACGTCGCCCGGCGCGTCAGCCCGGGGCCACGTGGCCGTGGTCGGCAGAGGAGGCCCGAACCCTGGCGGTCGTATGCCCGACAAAAGGAAGTCATCCGTTTTGCGGCTGCCGGGGAGAGGGAGTCGAGGTTGGGAGGGATGGCGATGAACGGCGGGTTTCGCGCACAGCGTGGCCGCCATGCGGGACCGTCAAGAGCGGCAGGGGATTCCCCGAAGGCCGATTGCGTGGCCGAGATCGTTCCGCCATCCCTTCCAGCCCCGAATTTCCACCAACCGGCCACGTGTCCGCGTCAGGCGGGCGATGGGGCCGAGGTGGCAACCACAACCGGGCCGTTCGGACCAACGGGCGGCCCAACGAAGGACAGCGATGAGCAAGCAAAGCGAAGCGAAAGAACAACAGGGGTACGAACCGAAGCCGAGGCCGGCCACGTGCAGGACGTGCGCGCACTACAAGTCGGACATTACCGAGGAGAAGGGCGCGTTCGGCGGCACGTGGGTCAAAGAGACAAACTGCCGGTGCTCCATCGGTGGCTTTGCGGTCAAGAAGGCCGCCCGTTGCAAACTCCACGAGTACAGAATCGAAGCATAGTAACCAACCCCCACGGAGGCCCACCATGACCGCCACCCGCCGCCGCGCCAAGACCCGCAGCAACCGCCAGCGCGCCCGCCGTAGGGCAAGGAGGATGACGCGATGCGCATGACCGACTTTTGGCACGCCCTCCGTGGGCTGGCCGCAATCGCCGCCATCGTGTGCGCCCTGATTGCTGCGGCGGCTTGGGACAAGCCGAGTCTGGAGGCGCAGTGGGCGCTGCGGGGGGTAAAAATTTTGGCCGGGGGAATAGGGAGGTAGCCATGTCCAAGATCGCACACAAGCAGTGCTGGCAGTGTTCCAGGGTGGTCATGAGGCCCGGCAGCGAAAACGCCCTTTGTCCGGCCCTACTGGAGTCCCTGATTGGCGACGCCAAGACGCACCCCATGATGTTGACCATCGGCATCCCGGTCAATCCCAATGCGGACGTGACGGACTATCCCTGCGACTTCGACCTGACCATGGCCGCTTTCCGGGAACTACGGGGACAAGACTTCGTGGTGCCCTACGCGCCCATCGAAATGTACGAGCGCATGGCCCGGGAAGACGGGGAGCCGGACGACGGCGACGAAACCACCGGCAAGCCGCACATGCCGCCGGCACAAAAGGATTGGGAGGGGCATTATGGGCTGCGGTAAGGCGACGAAGGGGCCGTGGAGCGTTGCCAAATTTGACGGGAATACCGTTGTCCAGGCCGAGCCAGTTTTGGCGCACGGATTCCCCGGAAAGGTCAGTTGGAACATTGCAATCGTGATGGGAACGCCGGGGGGCCGCGACAAACAAGCAAACGCCCGGATGATGGCGGCCGCGCCTGACCTTCTGGCGGCCCTGGAGGCGGTGGAGTGGCAGGGGTCCATGTTCAAGGATCTGGAAGGCAAGCCCTACACCACATGTCCAGCCTGCCGGCGGGCCAAAGTCGAAGGCCATGCGCCCGGCTGCCTCATCGGCAACGCGCTGGCGAAGGCCAGGGGGGAGGTATGAGCCAACCAATCGAACATTGTTGCGTCTGCGACAACCCGACCGGGCGCGCCGGCATAGGCGAGGACAGCCTTTACGTGGGCGACGACGGGCCGTTTTGCGAAAGCTGTTTCGCGGAGGCCGAGCACCACAGGTCAACGGTGCAGCGGTTGAAGGCGGCGGAGGCCGAGCGTGACCAGTGGGAACGCCTCTACAACGATGCCGCCCAATGCAGAGACGCCGTTATCAAGGAGAGGACGGAGTTTAAGGCCCGCGCCGAAGCGGCGGAGGACCAGCTTGCAATCGTTTTCGGTCTTGCTGCTGACGCTGAAGTCGGGGCCTGCGGCGTTGATTGGGCCTTAAAAAACATCCGCAAGGTTTCGTTTGGGGACACCACGGCGCCTCATCCCGGTCGAGACTGGCGCAAGCGCGCCGAAGCGGCAGAGGCCGAGGTCGGCAGGCTGACGGGGGAGAGGGACGCCGCCGTTGCAGCGAAAGAGGCGGCGGCGGATGGGCTGGTTACGTGTCTCCGCGCCATCCTCGCCGGCCACGCCCCCGCGCCTGAAACGGAAAAAGACCATGGGTGACTCGCCAAATCTTGTACCTTGCCACTGGTGCAAGAGTCCAAAAATCAAATTCACTCCACCAGATGGACTTGCTTGGTATTGTACCGGCCTCGTTCAATGCCAGGATTGCGGGAGTGGAGTCGTAGCAAGGGATGCCGTCACGGCATGGAATTCCTTGCACGAGACACCTCCCGCGCCTACCGCCCCCACCGACGCCGCGACGGGCGGGAAGAGGGAGCGGCGGCTGGAGGAGGCGTTGAAAGGATTGGTCGCTATCCTTTCCATGCCAATCCCTGTCAATCCGACGATCTGGTGGTCCACGCTTAACGACCACGTAGTCATCGCCCGCGCCGCCCTGGCCGGCACCACGGAGGGAGCATCATGAGCGACCATGAAGCCGTCGCCGTCAGACTCGAACGGTCGGTGCAGTTTTGGCGTACTCGCGTCCGTGAACTCAAGGACCACCTGCGAAAAATCGAGGACATGGCCAACGAGTCGCCCAACGCCGGGCACGATCCCTGGCAGATGCTGGCCGACATATCCAACTCCGTCCACGACGCCCTGAACGCCAAGGAGCCCACCCCATGACCACCATCATCACCACATCCGGCCACCCCGTCCGCCTGGACCCGGTACACTACATCCTGGCGCGCCCCGAGGACGTGGCCGAGCAACAGGCGTTTGCCGCTCTGGCCGAGGCTGGACGCGAGGACGAGGTGTTTCGGAGACTGGACGCGGCGCGGACGGCTTGTGTCGGGAGGATTGAGGCGCGGAGGATCGGGGGGAAGGCGGTATGACGGCCGGCGTCTGGCAAATCCCCACGCACGGCATGCCTCGCCCCACGTGGCTGGCCCTGCGCCTAGAAGGCTTGGGGGGATCGGACGCCGCCGCCGCCTGCGGACTCTCGCCGTGGAAAAGCGTCTACGGCCTCTGGCTGGAAAAGACCGAAGCCACAGAGCCGACCGAGGACGAAGATCGTCACCTGCAATGGGGCCGGCTCATCGAGGAGCCCATCCTATTGGCGGCCAGGGAAGAGACAGGCCTCGCCATACAGCCCCACCGTTTCATGGTCTTCAATCGGTCCTACCCGTGGGCCTACTACGACACTGACGGAGTGCTCGGGGAAGACGGAATTTTTGAGGCCAAAAGCGCCAACGGCAAAAGCGACGAGTGGGGCCAGCCCGGGACCGACGAAATCCCTATGCCCTACCTGCTCCAGGTTCAGCACGGCATGGCCGTGATGGGCAAGGCCTTTGCCATCCTCGCCGTGAGCCGGTGGGGCCGCTGGCCGGATATTTACCGGGTGGAACGCCACGAGAGCCTGATTGCCGGCCTCATGCGCAAGGAGGCGGCTTTCTGGGATCGCGTGGAGCGCAACCAGGAACCGCCGATGGACTGGGAACACCCACAAGCCACGGCCGAGATCCAGGCCGCCTACCCGGGCACGGATGGGACCACGGTTGACCTGCCGGCCGAGGCTGCCCGCTGGCACGAAACCGTGGCCGAAGCCAACGCCGAGATAGCCGCCGCCGAAGCGGTCAAGGCCCGATTCCTCGCAAAGATTCGCAAGACCATGGGCAACGCGGCCGTGGGCATGCTCCCAGACGGCACGGCCTACACCAGAAAGCAGAACGCAAACGGAAAAATCATCCTGCGGCACGTGAAGCGGCCGTAGCGGAGGACGAAATGTCGAACGGAAATCTTCCCCAGGAGAGCGGCGGCGCGTCCGTTGCCGCGTTGATCCAGCAGCAGATCCCGGCCATCGCCATGGCCGTGTCCGGCGGTACGAAAGAGGAGCGCCAGAAGCGGGCTGAACGTTTCGCCCGGGTGGCCCTGACCACGATCCGCAACAATGACAAGCTTGCCCAATGCCGTGTCGAAAGCCTTCTCGGCGCGCTCATGACGTCGGCCAGCCTCAACCTGGAGATCGATCCCAGGGGATTGGCCTATCTCATCCCCTATGGCCGGGAGGCGCAACTCCAGATCGGCTACAAGGGGATCAAGGAACTGGCCTACCGGGCCGGAGGCATCAAGGCGATCTATGCCGAGGTTGTCTATAAACCCGAGGTAGAGGCCGGCATGTTCACCATCGAAATCGGCCTGTCCCGCAGTCTGACCCACAAGCTTGACCCCCTGCGCCCGGAACTGCGCAACGGTGACCTTGTCCTGGCCTATGCCGTGGCCGAAATGGAGGATGGCCGCCGGCACTTTGCCTACTGTCTGCGGGACGAGGTCGAAAAGCGCCGCAAGACGAGCAAGATGAATACCGCTTCCCCGGACAGCACCTGGGGGAAGTGGGCCGAGGAAATGTGGCGCAAGACCGCCGTCAAGAAGCTCTGCAAAGACCTCCCGCAAAGCACCGAAGATGCCATGGCAAAGGCCGTAGCCCTGGACGATCAGGCCGAAGCCGGTGTCCCGCAGACATTCGACCTCCCCAAGGATTTCATCGACGTGACCCCGGAGCCGAAAACGGCCAGCGACAGGGCGGCGCAGGTTCTGGGCAAGACGGAAGCCGAAGCAGCGCCGCCGGTCGACGCCCCCACGTCCGTCCCCTGCCCCAACCGGCCCAACGATGAGACCGGCGGCTTTTGGGACGTAAAGGCAACCGTCTGCGAGGGCTGTATGGACCGGGGCGGGTGTCCGTCGTGGGTGGCCGCCTAATGCCCACCACCACCCCCGAAATCGACGCCGCCGTGTCCGCCCTGCTGGCCATCGTGGAGCGGGCGCGGCGGGAGAAGGAGGAGAACCCCCATGGCAAGCAAACGTGCAGTCCGGCGTAAAGCCTGCACCGGAAAGATTCGCCATCCCACCCTGGAGCAGGCGCAGGCCATGGCCCGGAATGGGACTATGCCGTACCGCTGCCCGTTTTGTGGCGGCTATCATTGCGGCCATCCATGCGGGTTCAAGCGGCAATTCAAAAAGCCGAACGGTCGCCGGTACTGAACGGCGACGTTTACCCCGGCCGGGGCGCGGGTCCTGGCCGGGGGACGAGGAGGAGAGGACCATGCTCGAATGGACTGAGGAATACGACGACCACGACAACACCATCTATGCGGCCCCAGGAATCTACACGGATGAATGCGGCAGCCCGCAGTTCTATTATCGCATTAAGCCCATCCTTGAGGAGGACCAAATCAAATTCTCGACGGGGGGAACGGACGAAGAGTTGCTTCCCAAGAACAGGCGGCCAGTATTTGAAAGCCTGGGAGGCGCAAAGATCTATTGCGAAATAGACCACAAAGAACACTGCCGGCAGTGCGCCGCGCATCAAGAATAATCAGATTCCACAAGGAGATTCCACCATGAGCTTCAAGCGAGGCACCACGGCCCTCACTGTGTACCAGACGACCCAGGCCGGCCAGATCACCGGCGAACTGCTCCAACGTTTCGCCCTCCTGTCCATCGACGGCACGGCCGATGAGCGCGGCCAGGGGCTCGTGCCCTTTGACACCCCGCTGGATCACGCGTCCTGGCCCATGGCGCAGAACTTCGCCGGACAGTTCGCCCTGTTCTGCCTGCGCGTGGACACCCGCCGCATCCCGGCGGCCGTGATGAAAAAGCATCTGGCCGAGGCCATGTCCAAGGAGAAGGAGGCCATGGTGGCCGATGGCAAGGCCTTCATTTCCAAGGACCGCAAGCGCGAGATCAAGGATCGGGTCAAGCTGCAACTTCTCGCCCGCACCGAGCCGGCCCCGGCCATTGTCGAGGTCGCCGTGGACCGCACGTCCGGCCGCGTCTTTTTCGGCTCCACGGCCATCAAGATGAAGGACACGTTTGAGGCTCTGTGGTTCGCCATGACCGGGGAGCGACTGGTCGAGCAGACGCCGGAAACCATCCTCGAAGATCCCTATGGAGTCGGCCACGGCGTTGCACTGCTGACCGCCGCCTACAACGGGGGTCTGCACCTGGACAACGGCATGGAAATCGTCGTGGAGAAGAAGGCCACTATCCGCAGCGCGACCACCACCATGGCCGTCACAGCCGTCGATTTGGACAACGTGGGCGAGGCGGTCAAGCAGCTTACGGCCGTCGAGATCACCAAGGCCAAAATCGGCATCGAATACGACGGAAACAGCTTCGACCTGACCGTGACGCCTGACCTTGGGATGACCGGCATCAAGCTCCCCAAGACGCAGCCCAAGGCCGAAGAGGGCGATGACCCGGACGCCCTGTTGCTTGAGCGGCTGTACCTGCTCGGCCAGGTTGTGGACGTGCTGCACCGGGCCCTGCGCGAGACGGTGGTGGCCGAGGAGGCGGCATGAGCGCCATCGTGTGGCTTTGCGTCATCCTGGCCGGTCTTGGGCACATGGGTGCTTACGTCTTCGGCCTCAACGGCTGGTCTGTAGTTGCCGTCATCCTGGCCCTTGCCCTGTGGACCGCCGGCGTCATGGCATCAAGCATGATCGTCTCCGTCAAGCAGCTCGAACACGTCAAGATTCGCAAAATCGTGGACGGCGAGGAGAAGGTCCTTGTGACACTCAGGCTCGGGCCTTTTGGCTACACCATCGACGTGCCGGAAGAGGTCAAGATCGAAAAGTAGCCCCGCCTCCGACCGGCCCTGTCCCGCGAGGGGCCGGTTCCTGCCGATCCCGGGGCGATGTCCTGGGATTGGGAGGAGCCGAAAAAGGAGAAGACGCCATGAGCAAGAAGCACGAACTCAAGACCGACCCCGCCGTATTTCAGGACGTCTATTCCGGCGAAAAAACCTGGGAGATTCGCCGGGACGACCGGAACTTTTGCGTGGACGACTGTCTGCTGTTGCTCGAAACGCAGCACACCGGTCAGGAAATGCAGGACGGGAAGCCCCTCGTTTACACGGGACGCGCCGTCCTTGCCCATGTCACCTACGTATTCTCCGGCCCGGCCTACGGGCTCGCGGCCGGGTGGTGCATCATGTCGATAAAGATGGTGGGGAGTAGGTCATGAAAACCCGCTTCCTCATCCTCTTCCCCCACGAAGTCCGTGCCGCGCTGGCGGGTACGTTGGGGTTGGTTGTGCGGCCGGTGAATGGTTTGCCGCACCAGCGGTTTACAAGAGCCAGAACGAACGGAATTTATTTGGGCCTGACAATACCCCCGGGCAAATGGCTTTTTGACTACAACGAGTCGGAAGAGATCAGGATCAAAAAGTGCCCCTTCGGCGTCCCCGGCGACCGGCTGTGCTGCAAGGAGACGTGGGGGCACACCGGACAAGTCTGGAAAGCAAAAGACGCTGCCAGCGCAACGGACGGTCAGGTTGTCTACCAAGTTTCGCATGACGTAGACGGCCCCGACTTCCGGTGGTGGAGCCCCGCCACCATGCCGGCCTGGGCGTCCAGGATCACGCTGGATGTGGTGGGGGTGCGCGTGATGCGGGCGCAGGAGTTGACGGAAGAGGATGCAAAGGCGGCGGGGATTGTAAACGTCGATGAGCGCAAGTGGGTCACCAATGTTCTGCACTTCAAGCGCCTTTGGGACTCCCACTATGCCAAGCGCGGCCTCGGTTGGGACGCCAATCCATGGGCGTGGGCTGTGGCGGTCAGGAGACCCTAGCCATGGGCCAAGCATCCCGACGCGGCAAAATCGACACGGTGGCCGTCCACCACCTCGGCACGCTCCAAATCAAAATGTCCCTCGCCGCCGTGTGGGTATCCCGCATGGCCCACGAGTTCGAGGCCGACCCTGAGATAACCCAGCTGGTCGGGTGGATGGAACCGCCTTTCCTGGCCTGCCTGCGCGAGTGCGGGGCCGACAGCGACCAGCACATCCGCCCCACCGTCTGCCGCCGGGCCGAGCGCGAGATACGCGACTTCGAGCGCATCAGGATGCGCCACCTCGGCCACCCCATGGACGCGGATGGTTGGGCCGCGTGGCTGGTGACGCTCGACGCGATTGTCCACGACGCCATTGCCGAGTGGGCAGGCGGGGAGTGTTGGGACGAACTGGCGAAGCGGTTTCGCAGTGTAACGCGCATCTTTTTGTCCAAGGCCAAAAATCCGAAGCAGGCCGAGTGGAAAGGCGCGTTGGTCTACCAGCAAGGAGCCAAGGAGTTGAACTGGTGAAACAGCAAGCCGCCGCCAAAAAGTATCAGGGCTACGTCAAGCGGACGACCAAGTGCTGCCGGCACTGCAAGTTCCGCGAACCAGGGACAGGGGCCGACACGTGTCGGATGGGGGCGTTCCCTGTGGCGCAGTTGGGGTTTTGCGACTTTTACGAGGAGAAAGGGAAGTGATGGCCAAGATTGAAGAGATACGGGCGCGGCTGGCGGCGGCGCACGATACAGGCCAGGGGTTTAAAAACCTTTGCATGTCCAAAGATAGCGTAGGGTATCACGCGGAAGAAGATCTCGCCTACCTTCTGGCCCGCGTGGAGAAGCTGGAGCGGGTGGCGGAGGCAGGCCGGAGACTGATTACGCAGGATGCTTTGCGGTCCCGGGCCGGTGGGGCGGTCCTTGTGGGGTCTGGAGATTTCAATGGTCTTGACGGTGCCCTCGCCGCGCTCGACGCCGACGAGAAGGGGGAGGCCGCCCATGCCCGATAAATCACCCCTTGCCCAGGCCGCAGAGAATGCCGTCACGAAAGCCCTGTACGCCGCATGGGCAGTCTCTTGGGCCGCTCACGTCGACGCAGAAGGTTTTAGGGAAGCCTTCGAGGAAACGGCCGAAGAAGCCGCCGATCGTGCAGCCAGGGCGGTTGAAGCTGCCGAGGATGCCCTGAGGGCTGCGGGGGTCGATCCCGGAGTCCATCAGGGGCGCGGCGAGATCCAGGAGGTGCGCCATGCCTGATGCCGGCAATGGAATCACGCGATGCGAATACTGCGGCAGTTCGTGCGGGTGCGGCGCGGATTGCCCGGCCCCGCACAACATCCTTATGGACGACTCGCAGAAACTGGCGGCCATGTATCGCCGGTTCGAGGCGGACCAGGATCGGATCGAGGAATTGCGGGCACAGGTCTGCCGGCTGCAACGGGCGCTGGCCCCCATCCTGGCCCACGCCGACGATCACCCCGACTCGGCCCCGCTACGGTACAGCGCGATAAGGTGCCAGGGGATCAAGGAGGAGGTGGAGAATGCCTAGCACCGACATAACAAAATGCCCCGGCTCAGACGCCCAGCTTTGCGCGTCCTGTTGGCGCAACCTCTGCCCAGCCCAGGACCGCCAGTCGTGGGCAAGCTGGACGGTGCAGACCAGGGGGCGGGCATGGTGCGAGGGGTATTTGATGGTGTCCGTGCCGGCCGGGAATTTGAGGGAGGAGTAGGGGATGCAGGTAGGCAACCTTGGACGAAAGCTCACGGAGCAGGAAGTGGCGGACCTTTTCGAGGTTGCCACCACGACCGCCGAACGTTACCCCGAGCGGTACGGCGGGGTGAAAATCGGCCGACGTGTCCTGTTCTTTGAAAACTTAGTTGCAGAGATGGTGAGGAAGTACCATGCCTTACAAACTGAAAAGACGGGGCAAGACGGTTTGGCGTGGGCAGGCCAGGATCGGGGAGAAAACGATCCAACGCCAGTTCTCGACCAAAAAAGAGGCACAGGATTGGGAGTTGAACCACGACCAGCCCCAGCCGACCGTGACCCGTTCTGTCTCACTCCTCGGATGGGCAACTGAATACCTGGCTTATTGCGTCAGGTACGCATCCAAGACCACCAACGACAAGGCCAACGTCTTCCGCCGGCTGTTTGCTTCTGTGAGCCACGAGACGCAGGCGGGGGCCTTTGACCGGAAGCAGGCGCTTACCTTCCTCCAGGCGCAATTCCAAGGCCGAAGCGGCTATGCGGCCAACAAGGATCGCAAAAACCTTGCGGCGGCCTGGGCCTGGGGCGCCGACTACCTGGAAGGGTTCCCGGCCATCAACCCGTTCAAGCTGGTGCGCAAGTTCCCGGAGGCCCGGGAGCCGCGATACGTCCCAACGGAAGCCGACTTCTGGACGGTGGCCGATGCCGCGACCGGCCAGGACAGGGTGCTGCTCCTTTCCATGCTGTATCTGGCGGCCCGCAAGGGCGAGGTCTACCGGCTCACCTGGGCCGACGTGGACTTCTCCCGAAGCCAAGTCCGGTTGACCACCAGAAAGCGCCAGGACGGGAGCATGGAGGAAGAATGGGTGCCCATGGTGGGCGAACTCTATGACGTGCTGCTGGCCCACCGGCAGGTCGCCAGGAATGAATGGGTGTTCACGCAGACGGTGGGACGCCACGACGGGAAGCCCTATACCGAGAACCGGGGGTTCCCGCAGGAGCTTTGCCGAGAGGTGAAGGTCAAGCCGTTCGGATGCCATGCCATCCGCCACCTGACGGCCTCGATCCTGGCCCGGGCCGACGTACCCATGGTCGTCATCCAGGGCATCTTGCGTCACAAAAAACTGTCCACAACCGAGCGGTATGTGCGCCGAATGGAGACGGTGAGGCCCTACCTCGAATGCCTCTCTGGAGGGCAAAAGCGTACCAAAAGCGTACCAAAAATGAACCCCCCGAAGGCGGTGACCTCCGGGGGGTTGTAAGGATTAGGAATCCTTTTGG